TGCGGCCGAGCCATCCTGTACGGGTTTCCAAGTCGATCAGAAGCCAGCCTGAGCCCTGGAGCATGCCGTGCCGGGGCTGTGGGCCCCGCTGCAGGCCGAACCCGCGGACTGCGGGTAGATATACCCCCGGAATCGACACAGGGCCTCTCAGGGCCCTTCCCATAAAAGGTGATCTACGCCACTTTCGAGCTAGGTGGGTGTCAAGGTGTCACCTTCCTACATTGTGAGGGGCTGAAGGCCCCGAACTAAGAGCCGCTTCAAGGCGGCTCGTTAAAGAGCGCCACCAAGGCGCTCTGAATAAACCGGCCTTTGAGGGCCGGTATTCGGAACCTGCAACCGCAGGTTCTTAGCGCCGCGCCTGAAGCGCGGCTTATAGAGGGGTGATTCACATTTTCGGCACTCGCTCGAGTGCCCAGTGGAGCACTCAACCGGGCAAGTTCGACGTGTTGAACCTGCGAATGGTCTTCCCATCCGCATCCGCGTACGAAATCCCCGATATTCAGCCGACCGACTTTGTGCCGGCCAATCTCGCTGCGTGGAATATGCCGCGTCACCGTGAATATGCCGCCATGACGGGCGGCGCATTGCACTTCTTCCTTGACGATTACCGATTCGAGACCGTTTGGTCGAGCCCGGAGCGTCTTCTCCCCCGCGTTCAAGCGGTTGGAGCCTCTCTCACTCCCGATTTTAGCCTGTGGGTCGATATGCCACGGGCCGCACAGATCTGGAATGTGTATCGGGCCCGCTGGTGCGGCGCATATTGGCAGTCGCAGGGAATTGAGGTGCTTCCGACCGCGTGCTGGTCGACTCCCGACACCTTCGATTTCTGTTTCGACGGAATTCCCGAGGGCTCAACGGTCGCGATCAGCTCGATGGGCATCCGCTCGAGCAAGGTCGACCAGGCGCTATTCCGCGCCGGCGTTCAAGAACTCATCAATCGCAAGCATCCGCAGTTGCTTCTGGCGTATGGCCGGCTCCGCTACTGCGACGACATAGACCTCCCCGAGGTCCGGGAGTACCCGACCTTCTGGGACAGACGACGAAAGCAGGTAGCCGATCCATGGGAGGCCGGGGAGGCAAAGGCGGACCCGGTCCCGGAACCGGAGCCAAGAACAAAAAGGGCGCAGGAGCCGGAACCAGCTCTGGTGCCGCAGGCGGCGGCGGGTCATCCGCCGGCAGCAGCGGTGGTGGAGGCAAGGGATCGGCAAGCGCCGGCACCGGAGGCGTGACCGGCGGTGGCGGATCTGGCAGCGGAGGTGGCTCAGGTGGAGGCTCGTCCATCAGCCAGCAGCATCCGACCGAGCTGAAGATCCAGTACGGCGACGGGCTGACCGAGGCCGAGAAGGCCAAGCAGCAGGCGATGTTCGACAAGCTCCCTGACCACATCAAGAAGAAGCTCTTCGAGTCGGGCACCAAGGTCTGGGTCGGCACCCGCGCAGACAAGACACCCGGCTGGCACGCATACGCCCAGGAGACGGGCCGCAAGTCCACCGACAAGATCGCCGACGGCCGCGAGGTCGGCTCGCTGAGCTTCTACAACGGGCTCCGCAACGAGCTGTACATCTCAGTCCACCACCCCGGAGGCAGCGCGAACGTCTACACCCACGAGCTGGGGCACGCGACCGACTTCCAGTGGCGCGGCGACGGTCAGTTGATCAGCGAGGATCCCGAGTGGGTCAAACTGCACACTGACAACATCCTGAACAACCCAAACATCAACTCGTACTACCGAGGCGGGCCCAGCGGAAAGAACGCCGGGTCAGGCCGTCGCGAGCTGTTTGCCGAGGGGTTCGCGATCTACAATGAGTTCGGATTCCCCAGGCTAATGGGCTTCGTCGGCAGCAGGGCTGTCGCGGAGCAGATGGTAGCCATCTGGAAGAGATACGGAGTAGTCGAATGATGCCACCCACGGATCCGGTTGATCCGCCCGAGGGCGACGTTGTCCCCTACCCGAACGACATCCTCAAGCTCGGCGGCAACCGCTGGCTTTCGCAGGAGGGCCGGATCATCCCGGTGCCCTTCGGTGACGAAGTCGACCTCGAGCCCAACACCTTGGCCTACTGGGAATCCGCCGCTCTGCGCGGCACCGGTAAGCCGCTCTCCGAGCTGATCGTGTGAGTTGGGCCGGCTCTCGCCGGCGAGAAGAACTACCAGAGGACTGGGAGCTGAATTACCGGCTCCCGGTCCTTTCTGCTGCCGGTTGGTTATGCGAGGTAAACGGTCCCGGATGCGTAAGAGCCGCAACCGATGTCGACCACAAGAAGCGAGGAAACGACCACTCCCGGTCCAACCTCCAAGCACTGTGCCGTGTCTGCCACGGCAAGAAGTCAGCCGCTGAGGGCGTAGCCCGACGGCGGGAACTCAAGGCCCGGAGGAAGAGACCACCACAACGACACCCTGGGCAACTCTAGGCGGGCCAGGAGCCCGCTCCACCCAGGAGGTGAACTGTGGGCGAACGCGGCCCTGTGCGTAAGCGCGACGAAGAGCGGGTTCGGAGGAACACTCCCGAGAATCCCACCGAGACGATCCAGGTGATCGGCCCGGTGAAGATCCCCGAACTCGGGGACATGAGCTACCTCGGTGAGACTCACCCGCTCGTTGAAGAGATGTACGAGTCGATCAAGCAATCGGCGGCGGTCAAGTACTACGAGCCGACCGACTGGCAGTTCGCACGTCTCACTCTCTACACCCTGAACCAAGAGCTGATCGCAGCCAAGCACCTGGGCAAGCCCATCGGTGCGATGAAGCTGACGGCCATCAACCAGATGATGTCGGCGCTACTGCTGACCGAAGGCGACCGACGCCGCGTCCGTCTGGAGATCGAGCGCCAGGACACCAGCCAGACCGGCGGGGCCCAGGTGGTCAGCATGACCGACATGCTCAAGCAGCGTCTCGCCGCCTCAGGCGGGTGAGCCGGTCCCCTGGAGGGGGTTCTGAGGGCTGCCGCTACCAGCTCTCCCCCCTCCGGGGTTGACCTTCCAACCTGAAAGGATCCCCATGGCCGATCTCGGCAAACCGCTCGACCAGGAGATGCTGTGCTTGGTCAAGGGCCGCGACTTCAAGTGGACGCTCGACAACCGCGACAAGTCCGGGGCGCTCGTCCCCTGGCCGGCCGGCGACCTGTTCCTTGAACTGGAGACCGGCGGCGAGCACAACGCGCTCCACCGGATCGCTGTCACCGGGGCGACCGGCGGCACGTACACGCTGAACCTCAACGGCACCAACACCCCGGCCATCGACTACAACGACGTGTCGGAGAACCCGGAGGGCCTAGCCGGCGACATCCAGGACGCCGTCGACACCGCGCTCGGAGCGGGAAACGGTCTGGTGCATCCGGTTTCGCTGTTCCCCGCGTGGACCTTGAACTTCAACCTCAACAGCGACAAGCCGCTCACCGAGCAGTTGGTGAACACCATCAACAAGGCTGCCAACGACTTCTTCAACACGTTCGACCAGCTCATCGGCGTCGATGTGCGGATGGTCGTCACCGACTCGCTGAACTTCAAGCTGATGGTGACCTCGATTCGGTCGTTCGATGAGGTCGGCGTCGTGACCTTCCTGGTCGACGTGACCGCGACGGCGGTCAAGAACTTCTTCAACGGCTTCGCCGGTCTGCTCGGCGTGGTGAACACGGTCAACGTCGACTTCTACTGGAACCGCACGTACGACATCGAGTTCGTCGGCGATCTTGCTGAGAAGGCGATCCCCGCCAGCTCCGCGAACGCGGCCGGCCTGACGGGGGCCTCGAAGTCCGTCACCGTCACGGTGGAGGAGCCTGGCAAGGCTCGTCTGACCATCTGGCCGTTCACGGTCGTCGGCGCGACCGCATCCATCAAGGTCGAGTCCGAAGAGGCCGACAAGATCCCAAACCGCTGCCGCTGGCAGTTGGTCCACCTGCCGACCGGCGAGCCTGCCGGCGGCGACCCCAAGCAACTCGGCATCGTCTACCGACAGCCGAGGTAACAAACCAGGGCGACCGTGTCTATTAAGTCGGTCAAGAGCATGCAATGCCACCGCCCTCAATGACGTGTAGCTCAACGGCAGAGCACCCGGCTGTTAACCGGACGGTTGAAGGTTCGAATCCTTCCACGTCAGCCACGCGGCGGTCCCCTAACCAGAGGCAGACCCCGCTCTTCTCCTTTCGTCTAATCGGTAAGACACCCGGCTCTGGACCGGGCAATTGAGGTTCGAGTCCTTGAGGGAGAGCACCCACCCAGTTCCCTTGTCGGGCTGGGTCTTTCGGGTCAGTAGCTCAATCGGTAGAGCAGCGGTCTCCAAAGCCGCGCGTTGGAGGTTCGAGTCCTCCCTGGCCCGCAACTTGACATCCACCAGATAGGAGTGCCCATGAAGCACGCAATCGTCATGTTCCTGATCAAGCGGGGCCTGAAGTACCTCAAGGACCACCCGGACCTGATCCCCGGCGAGCTGGACAGCGTCATCATCGGCGTAATCGCGGACATCTTGGGCGTCTGATGACCGTAGTCATCACGCGCCAACGGGCGCAGGAGGTCCACGACCGGGCGCGAGCCCGCGCCGGCCTCCCCTACGCCTACGGCGGAGCATTCACCAACGACCCCAGGCGGTCCACCGACTGCTCTGGCCTGGTCCTGCAGACCGCAGCCTGGTACATGGGCCGCACCGACTGGGTCGGAAACCGTTACGGCTCAACGGAATCGTTCCGCCTCAACCACAAGATCGTCTACGACCTCGGGTTCAAGCGCCTGCCTCCGGGCGGCGTCGCTGCCCTCGGGTTCACCCCGGTCATGCTCGTCGGGCTCCAGCACGGCGGCGGCGGGGTCTACTCGCACACCGCCTGCACCCTGATGACGATGGACATCCCCGGCGGGCCGGTGAAGGTGTCCAAGCGCGGAGTCGACTGGGAGAGCCGGGGAGGTAACCCCGGCGTGTTCCTTTACGACGGCGCACGAGCCTGGAACGACCCGCTGTTCCACGACTTCTGGTACCTGGACGCCAAGCTCGAAGACTCCCCGGCACCCGAGGACGACGCTGTCGAGATTCTGTCTCGGGCCACCGGACTGAGCCCGGAGCGTGCCTTGGAGATTCTGCCGGCCGTCCGCGACGGCCTGATCGCCTCGGAATGTGTCAACGCGAACCGAATCGCTATGTGGCTGGCCCAGGTTGGCCACGAGTCGGCCTCGTTCAAGTACACCGAGGAGATCGCCAAGAACGGTCGCTACGCGCCGTACATCGGCAGGACGTGGATCCAGATCACCTGGGAATACAACTACCGGGCGTTCAGCCAGTGGTGCTTCGACCGAGGTCTGGTGTCGACTCCCGACTACTTCGTCAGGAACTACACCGACCTGGCCCGCTTGAAGTGGGCCGGCCTCGGAGCTGCCTGGTACTGGACGGTCGCCCGCACGGACATCAACGCGTTGTCCGACCGCCGCGACCTAGAAACCGTCACGCTCCGAATCAACGGGGGGCACAACGGAATCGCCGACCGGCGCGAGCGGTACGACCGCGCATCGGCTCTCGGCGACCGGCTCCTGTCCCTGATCTCGGATGCACAACCCATCGACCCCTTTGAGGAGGAAATGATGCGGGAAGTTGAGTCTTTCTCCATCTACGCCACTCCCGGCGAACCGAAGATCCCGCTGTACGTGATGCTCCAGTCTCTGGACGCCCACGGCCCCCACGAGCCGTACGTCGAAGAGCAAGCGCGGCACGGAGATCGGGACGCCATCTCCCGCGTGATCCGCACAGCCGCTGGCAAAGGCAAGTACGGCACGGCCTCTGGCCCCGTCAACCAGGCGTCTCGCGTCCTGGCCGAGCTTGAGGACTCGGGAGTCCTCTCCAACTACCTGAAGGGCAACTGATGACCCCCAAGATCCGCCAGTCCGTATACCTCGCGGGCACAGTCATTTCCGGCATCGTCGGCATCCTGCTGCTCTGGGGCGGCATTGATGCTGGCGCTGCGGCCAACCTCGACCAGATCGTCACCGGTCTCGGTGCGCTGATCGGCGGCGGCGCGAACGCCGCTGCGGCACGCAAGGTCAACACCCAGCGCAAGGACGGCACGTTCGACACCTCCGACGAGGTCTCCCCCGTCGACCAGGTGATCAACAGCCTGCCGGTGATCGTCCAGAAGGCGAACGACGCTGCGGCTGACCTGGAACGGGTCAAGGAGGCCGCTGCGGCGGTGGCCGGTGCCACCCCGGTGATCGGCCCGCTGGCCAAGGAAGCGATCGACCAGATCCTCAACCCCCGACGATGAGCTGAAAGGAGGCGGGGTGAGCCTCAACAACCACTACCCGGAGCTTGCCCCGTCTCCCCCTCACATCATCGGCCCGACGTGGCAGAAGACCACGGACGGAGCCTGGCACCTCCCCGAGAAAACTCTCGGGTGGGGCGTCCTGGCGTGGCTCTCCGAGTACGTCAATACCCCTGGCGGACACGACGATCCGAACCGACTGCGGTTCCTGATCGAGCTGTCGGAAGCCGGGATCCCGTTCAACGAGAACATGTTCATCCCCACCGACGAGCAGGTACGGCTGGTCCTCTGGTGGTACGCAGTAGATGACAAGGGCCAGTACATCTACCGCGAAGGCGTGATTCGCCGGCTCAAGGGATGGGGCAAAGACCCGTTCACAGCCGCGCTGTGTCTCGCCGAACTCTGTGGCCCAGTAGCCTTTTCACACTTTGACGCCGACGGCAACCCGGTCGGCAAGCGGCGCAACGCGCCATGGATCACGGTCGCCGCCGTGTCCCAGGACCAGACGAAGAACACCTTCTCGCTGTTCCCGGTGATGATCTCGAAGAAGCTGAAGGCCGAGTACAACCTCGACGTCAACCGCTTCATCATCTACTCCGACGGCGGGGCCGGCCGCATCGAGGCCGCGACCTCGTCCCCGGCTGCGATGGAGGGCAACCGCCCAACCTTCGTGGTGCAGAACGAAACTCAGTGGTGGGGCCAGGGCCCGGACGGCAAGGTCAACGAAGGCCATGCGATGGCAGAGGTCATCGAAGGCAACATGACCAAGGTCGAGGGCTCCCGCACGCTGTCGATCTGCAACGCCCACATCCCCGGCACCGAGACGGTCGGCGAGAAGTCCTACAACAACTGGCTCGACATCGCGACGGACAAATCCGTCGACACCGGCCTGCTGTATGACGCGCTGGAAGCGCCGGCAGACACTCCGATCTCCGAGATCCCTTCGCAGAAGGAGGATCCCGAGGGATTCGAGCGTGGCATCGAGAAGCTCCGCGAGGGCGTTCTCATCGCCCGAGGCGACTCCACCTGGCTGCCGATTGACGACATCATCAAGTCGATCCTGTCGACCAAGAACTCGATCACCGAGTCTCGACGCAAGTTCCTCAACCAGGTCAACGCGGCCGAGGATTCCTGGCTGTCTCCGCAGGAATGGAACCGCTGCTTCGCCGATCCCGAGAAGTACCTGGAGCGGCGTGGCCACGAGTTCGTCCCGCTTCAGCGCGGGGACCGGATCACGCTCGGGTTCGACGGTTCGAAGTCCAACGACTGGACCGCGCTCGTCGGCTGCCGAGTCTCCGACGGCCTGCTGTTCGTCATCGACATCTGGGATCCCCAGAAGTACGGCGGCGAGGTTCCTCGCGAAGACGTTGACGCCAAGGTCCATTCGGCGTTCAAGCACTACGACGTGGTCGCGTTCCGCGCCGACGTGAAGGAGTTCGAGGCGTACGTCGACTCCTGGGGCCGGACCTACAAGAAGAAGCTCAAGGTCAACGCCAGCCCGAACAACCCGGTGGCGTTCGACATGCGAGGCCAGCAGAAGCGGTTCGCATTCGACTGCGAGCGCCTGGAGGACGCGGTCCTCGAAGGCGAGGTCTGGCACGACGGCAACGCGGTTCTCAGCCAGCACGTCATGAACGCCAAACGACACCCAACTACCTACGACGCCATAGCGATTCGCAAGGTCACCAAGGACTCCAGCAAGAAGATCGACGCTGCAGTCTGCGCTGTCCTCGCGTTCGGGGCGAGACAGGACTACCTCATGAGTAAGAAGGCCCGCAGCGGCCGGGTGGTGGCCGTCCGATGACAGCCCCGCTCCCCGGACAGGAGGAGATCGAAGATCCCGCAATCGCCCGAGACGAGATGGTCTCGGCGTTCGAGGACTCGACTCAGAACCTGAAGACGAACACCTCGTACTACGAGGCTGAGCGCCGGCCAGAGGCCATCGGCGTCACGGTCCCGATCCAGATGCAGTCGCTTCTGGCCCACGTCGGATACCCACGGCTCTACGTCGACTCCATCGCGGAGCGGCAGGCGGTCGAGGGGTTCCGATTCGGCGATGCCGACGAGGCCGACGAAGAACTGTGGCAGTGGTGGCAGGCCAACAACCTCGACATCGAGGCCCCGCTTGGCTACACCGACGCCTACGTCCACGGCCGGTCGTACATCACGATCAGCCGGCCAGACCCCCAGATCGACCTGGGATGGGATCCGAACACCCCGATCATCCGGGTAGAACCGCCGACGAGGATGTACGCCGAGATCGACCCACGGATCGGCCGAGTTTCCAAGGCGATTCGAGTCGCCTACGACGCCGAGGGCAACGAGATCCAAGCGGCCACGCTGTACACGCCCAACGACATCTTCGGGTGGTACCGGGTCGAGAACGAGTGGCAGGAATGGTTCAACAACCCGCACGGCCTGGGCGTCGTGCCGGTGGTTCCCATCCCGAACCGCACCCGGCTCTCCGACCTGTACGGCACGTCCGAGATCACGCCTGAGCTTCGGTCGATGACCGACGCGGCGGCTCGCATCCTGATGCTGATGCAGGCGACTGCAGAGCTGATGGGTGTCCCCCAGCGACTGATCTTCGGCATCAAGCCGGAAGAGATCGGTGTCGACCCGGAGACCGGCCAGACGCTGTTCGACGCCTACCTGGCTCGGATCCTCGCGTTCGAAGACGCTGAGGGCAAGATCCAGCAGTTCTCGGCAGCCGAGCTGGCCAACTTCACCAACGCCCTCGATCAGATCGCCAAGCAGGTCGCTGCGTACACGGGATTGCCTCCCCAGTACCTCAGCACCGCTGCGGACAATCCGGCCTCTGCTGAGGCCATCAGGGCCGCGGAATCGCGTCTCATCAAGAAGGTCGAGCGGAAGAACTCGATCTTCGGAGGTGCATGGGAAGAGGCCATGCGACTGGCCTACCGGATGATGAAGGGCGGCGACGTTCCCCCGGACATGCTCCGCATGGAGACCGTCTGGCGCGACCCGTCGACTCCGACGTACGCGGCCAAGGCCGATGCAGCCTCGAAGCTGTACAACGGCGGCACCGGGGTGATCCCCCGCGAGCGTGCCCGCAAGGACATGGGCTACTCCATCGCTGAGCGCGAGGAGATGCGTCGTTGGGACGAGGAAGAGGCCGCGATGGGCCTCGGCCTCATCGGCACGATGGTCGACCCCAACCCCACGGTGCCCGGATCCCCAAGTCCCGCACCGGCTCCCAAGCCGGCGGCTCTTGAGTCTGGTGGTGATGCCGCCTGACCCCCGAGCAGTATGCAGCCGCTCAGGCTGCGATCACTGCGGGTCTAGCCACCAGCGTCCAGAGAATCGCCAGGCTCTTCACCGGACCAGCTCTCGCCGTAGGTGAGTGGCTGAGTCTGCTGCAGTACCTGTTCCCTGAGGTCCAGCGGCGGTATGCGGAAGCTGCCGCCCTGGGCCGGGACTTCTACGACTCCCAGCGCGCACTCCACCACCCTGAACTGCCCCGCAACGAGAGGTTGCAGGGAGAGCTTCAGTGGGAGTGGTTCGTCAAGAACATGCAGCCCGCTCGAAAGGACATGTCGCAGGCCGACTCTCCTCAGAGCGCGGTGACCAAGTTGACCTTGACGGCCGTGCGTGAAGTGGAGATGGCAGGTCGCCGACAGATCATCGGCGCTGTCAAGAACGACCCAGAACCGCAGATCGTGCAGGGCTGGGCGAGGGTCGCCACCGGGCGCGAGACATGCGCCTGGTGTCTGATGCTGATCTCACGTGGTCCCGAGTACACCTCGACGGACAGCGGAGGTCTTCACCTCGACACCGAGACCGCCGTCGACCTCTGGAACGAGGCCGGCATGGATCTCGAGAAGTTCCGCAAGGAAACCAAGGAACACATCGAAGAGTGGCACACAGGCTGCGACTGCCTGGTGGTCCCGGTCTTCGATGTGGCGAACTGGCCTGGTAAGGCCGCAAAGGAACGCGCAGAACAGCTTTGGATCGACGCAGGCAAGGAAGCTAGTCGCCTCATCGAATCCGGCAAGGCCCGCTCCAAGAACATCAACAAGGAGACGCAGAACGCGCTCCGTCGACGCCTGTACGCAGGCGAAATCAGGATGACCGACTACGCCCTGGCGGCGTAGGAACAACAGCCCAGGAGGCGAATTACATTGTCCGACAGCACCACTCCCGAAGGCACCCCAGACGGCACCCCGGCCCCGGAGGCCACCCCCAAGCCGATGGAACCGACTCCGAAGGTCTACGACGAAGCATACGTCAAGGAGCTTCGCCAGGAGGCAGCCAAGGCGCGGGTGGACAAGAAGGACGCAGTTGACGCGGCCGTGAAGCTCGCGAACGACGCCCACGCGGTCGAGATCGCTGCTCGCGACACCCGCATCACCGAACTCGAGAACGAACTGGGTCAGGCGTGGATCGAGCTGCAGAAGCTCCACACCTCGCTTGCCGCAAAGGTTCCCAGCGACAAGGTGCTCGCATTCGTTGACATCTTGCAGGGCACCGACGCCGAGAGCATCGGCGAGTCGGCGAAGAAGAACCTCGAACTCATCGGGGGCTTCGACCGCAAGCCCGTTCCCGGATTCGATCCCACCCAGGGCTTCGGTGGCCGAGATCCCTTGCCGCTCAACGGAGACCCGATCCTGGACGCGATGAAGAGCGTCCTCGGGATCAAGAACTAATTCAAACCCCAACAGATAGGAGCCAATAATGGCTGCTGGTACCGCTTTCCAGGTCGACCACGCTCAGATCGCCCAGACCGGCGACACCATGTTCAAGGGCTACCTGGAGCCCGAACAGGCGAAGGACTACTTCGCCGAGGCCGAGAAGACCTCCATCGTTCAGCAGTTCGCCCAGAAGGTGCCGATGGGTACCACGGGCCAGAAGATCCCGCACTGGATCGGCGACGTGAGTGCCCAGTGGATCGGTGAAGGCGACATGAAGCCCATCACCAAGGGCAACATGACTTCGCAGAACATCGCCCCGCACAAGATCGCGACGATCTTCGTGGCGTCGGCGGAAACCGTTCGTGCGAACCCCGCCAACTACCTGGGCACCATGCGGACCAAGGTGGCTACCGCCTTCGCGATGGCCTTCGACAGCGCGGCGCTGAACGGCACCGACAGCCCGTTCCCGACCTACCTGGCGCAGACGACCAAGAGCGTCTCGCTGGCGGATCCGGGCGGCGCTACTGCGTCGGACCTGACCGCCTACGACGCGGTGGCCGTCAACGGCCTGTCGCTCCTGGTGAACGCCAAGAAGAAGTGGACCCACACCCTTCTGGACGACATCGTGGAGCCGATCCTCAACGGTGCCAAGGACAAGAACGGCCGGCCGCTGTTCATCGAGTCGACCTACACCGACGAGAACAGCCCGTTCCGCGCCGGTCGCATCGTCAGCCGCCCGACCATCCTGAGCGACCACGTCGCTGACGGCACCACGGTCGGCTACATGGGCGACTTCCGCAACGTCATCTGGGGCCAGGTCGGCGGCCTGTCCTTCGACGTTACGGATCAGGCGACCCTGAACCTGGGTACTCCCACCGAGCCGAACTTCGTCTCGCTGTGGCAGCACAACCTCGTCGCAGTCCGAGTCGAGGCCGAGTACGCGTTCCACAACAACGACAAGGATGCGTTCGTCAAGCTGACCAACGTGGTCACCCCTGACGCCTGATCGCACCTTGACATCCACCGGTATGGGGCTCCTTCGGGAGCCCCTTCCGTGTGGTCAATTCACTTAGGAGAGAACCGATGATCCACTTCAAGCTCCCCTACACGGACCCTGGCACGGGTCAATCTGTGTTCCTGGTCGTCCGAAAGTATCTGGACACAGGTCAGCACTCGACACTCGCCACCTGCACAACCACGACTGCAGCCGACTTAATCGTTGCCGCACTGGGGGTCTGATGCGAATCCAATCCACCGCCAACGGTGGGTTCGCAGAGGTCGATGACGAGTTCGCCGAGAGCCTGATCGCCTCTGGCGGCTGGAAGCGCCCTCGCAAGACCCGCACCACCAAGCAAAAGCCCGCTCCCGCACAGGAGCCCAAAACCGAGGAGTAACCCATGGCCTACGCGAACGCACAGGACGTAGTGACGTTGTGGGCCAAGGAACCTGAGCCGGAGGTCATGGAACTGATCGAGCGCCGGCTCGCTCAGGTCGAGCGCATGATCAAGCGCCGCATCCCCAACCTCGACCTCAAGGTCGCGGCCGACGCGACGTTCCAGGCCGATCTGATCGACATCGAGGCCGATGCCGTTCTGCGCCTTGTCCGTAACCCCGAGGGCTACATCTCGGAGACCGACGGGGCGTACACCTACCAGCTCCAGACCGACCTGTCTCAGGGCCGTCTGACCATCCTGGACGACGAGTGGACCACGCTGGGCGTCAACCGACTCTCCCGCATGTCCGTCATCGCCCCGAACATCGTGATGCCGACGTGAGCGCGAGCGATGCCCACAGGGCACCCATCGTCTACCCACCGAACTTCCTCGTGGCGGTCACGCCCGACCAGGTGGATTTCCAGCTGTGTGACCACGATGCAGACCCTCCGGTCTGCGTCTGTGTCCACGACTGGCGGATCGAGTGGGGCAACGTCTCCCGTCAGCCCAAGCCGAAAGCGACGTACATCTGATGAGCCTCCTCGACACCGGGGCCCGGTACCAGAACGTCATCGTCTACCCCGAAGAGATGGTCATCGACTCCGATGGCAACAAGCGCACCAAGCCGTCGAAGACCGGAATCCCCGCTCTCGCAAGGCTTCAGGTGGCCAACCAGTCGGGCACGTCGGCACGGCGTGCTGAGCAGGACAATGAGGGCTTCGAGACCGAGAAGGTCTACCGCATGCGATTCCCGCGCTCGTTCACCAAGGAGCACGGAATCCTCGGGGCCCAGTCCCAGATCGAGTGGCGAGGCCAGCGGTGGGCGCTCTTCGGAGACGCGACCGTCTACGACTCCTCCCCCGCTCTGTCCCGCGTCGACTACACCATCAAGAGGTTCTGATGGCCAAGGTCTACGCCAACGCCAACGAAGCTGCGGCCAGGCATGTCGATACCAAGAGGGCTGTGCGCCGGGTCAACCGCGACGTGGAGGGCCGAGCCAGGTCCAACCTGGCGCAGGCGAACAGCACAACCCGCGTCACGCCGACTGGGTACTTCCCGGCCGAGATCGACTCGTCCGAGCACGACGTGGACTGCTACACGACCCTGCATGCGCCCAACGCGATGGCGCTCGAGTTCGGTCACGAACCATCGGGCGTGTTCGCAGGGACCGACACGAAATCCCCTGACCCGCAGTACATCCTGACCCGAGCCGCCTACGGCGGTCACACCATGTAGGAGGGCACATGGCGCGTATGCCTCGCGTCCAGAAGGTGGTTGCACCTATCCTCCGTAACGCTCTGACGCTCGACGGGGTAGCGATCACCACCTGGGTTCCTGACGTTGACTACCGGGAGTTCCCGATGATCAACATCCGCCGCATCGGAGGCATCAGGAACCCCAAAGCACCGCTGCTCCATACCAATCCGGTGATCGAGATGTCGGCGTACTCGACCGAAGGTCTCATCGAGTGTGAGGAACTTTACGAGGACGCCCTCGAGGAGCTGTACCTAGCTGTGCAGAGCCAAACTCAAACTCCCGCAGGTTATTTGACCTCGATATTCGAGACGATGGGCGCGACTCAGTTCAGCTCCCTGTACCAAGACTCCTGGCGTGTCCAGGGACTCATTCGGCTCGGCGTCCGCCGGCCGCGATCCAACACCTCCTGAAAGGCAGCTATATGGCTGAGAATGATGATGCAGTGTTGACCGCTGCGGTCGGCTACGTGTACGTCGGTGCTGCTGGCACCGCGCCGCCCACGCCGGCTCAACTGAAGACCCTGGACCTGACCAAGCCTGAGACCTGGACCGGTGTCACCGGTTGGGAGAGCGTCGGCCACACCAGCCGAGGCACTCTGCCCGAGTTCGGCTTCGAGGGTGGCGACTCCGAGGTCAAGGGCTCCTGGCAGAAGAAGAAGCTCCGCGAGATCACCACCGAGGATCCCATCGACTACGTGACAGTCCTCCTGCACCAGTTCGATGAGCAGACGCTGGGCCTGTACTACGGCCCCAACGCTTCCGAGACTCCCGGTGTGTTCGGTGTGAAGACCGGCCAGACCAACGAGAAGGCCGTGCTGGTGGTCATCGAAGACGGCGACATGCGCCTGGGGCAGCACGCCCACAAGGCCGGCGTCCGTCGGGACGACGCCATCGAGCTTCCGATTGATGACCTGGCAGCTCTGCCGGTGCGATTCACCTACCTGGACTACGAGGACGAGCTTCCGTTCTCGTGGATCAACGAGGATCTGTTCAACGTCGTCGCACCGGAGACGCCCTGATCCAAACTTGACATCCACCCGGATGTCTACCCCGGAGGGGGAGGTTTCCTTGGCGGGCCTGCCTCCCCCTCTGCCCGCCATCTAGCCCGCCACACAGTCTGAAAGGTTCGCCATGACAAACGTATTCACTCTGGACGCCCTCCGCGCCGAGACCAAGAAGCGGTACGAGCCCGTCCGTATCGGGCTCTCCGACGACGTGATCGTTGAGATGAAGCCGCTGATCAAGCTCGGCAAGAAGTCCCGCGAAGCGGTGGTCGACGCGTTCAAGGAGTTCGAGGACATCCCCGAGATCGATGAGGACGACGACGAGTCCGACGAGCTGGTGGACGAGTACTCGCTCCGGGTCTGCGAGATCATCGCCAAGGCGTTCCGGCTGATCGCTACCAAGCCCAAGAAGCTGATCGCCGCGCTGGACGAAGAGCCGGATCCCCGGATCCGCGCCGAGCTGTACGCAGCGGTGCTCAACACCTGGAAGCGGGAGACGCAACTGGGGGAAGCCGCGTCCTCGCCGAGCTGATCGACAAGCACGGCGGGGCGATCCTCTGCGACCTGCTCCAGTACTACCAGGTAGACCTGCGGGACTTGTTCCGCGATGAGGATCCGCTTTCGCCGAGATTCGTTCTGGCCCTGGTGCTCTGCCTTCCGAAGGACGGCGCGTTCTACGCGTCCCGTCGCGGTGGTCAGCAGTACCGGGGCTGGGATGAGGACCGCTACGCGCTTGCGGACATCTACGACGCCGTGCAGGCGAACACGCACATGTTCCTGCTGGCCAACCGGGATCCGAAGAAGCCAAAGCCCAAGGAGCCCAAGGCATACCCCCGTCCCGACGATCTAGAGCCGCACAAGGCCGCTCACAAGCCGGGTTCATTCGCCGCGATGGTCGTGGCCGCAAAGAAGGCAGCTCGAGAGAGAAGGGAAAGGGAGGAGGCAGCGTATGGCTAAGAAGGCCGGAATGTCGACAGGCGTTGAGGTCGCACGCATCTCGGTCAAGGTCAGCCCCGACACCAAGCAGTTCCGCCGCGACCTGAAGAGCGATCTCGAAGAGATCGAGCGGACTATGAGCGCCGACATCGAGGTCAACTCGCACCTCGATTCGGCCCAGGCCAAGGCCGACTTCAAGCGCATGATGATGCAGCTCAAGACCGAGGCTGCAAAGGGCGTCAACGTCCCAGTCGACATCAACGTCGACAAGGACAAGAAGGGTGGGTTCCTCAGCCAGCTACTCGGCGGAAAGGGCGGTGGCCTCGGGGATCTGGGGAGTCAAGCCGAGAAGGCGTCCTCGAAGGTCCAGCACCTCGGCAAGTCGTTCCTGGGTCTGACTCGCGCAGCCTGGATCGGCGTAGGCATCGTCGCCGTCGCAGCGCCGCTGGTCGGCATCGTGGCCGGCCTGCTGGCGGGTCTCCCCTCGCTGTTGATGGCCTTCGGTGCCGGTGCCGGCGTAGTCGCGCTCGGCATGGACGGCATCAAGGCGGCAGCCCAAACTCTGAGCCCTGTCCTGGAGTCGATGAAGACTGCGGTCTCCTCGACGTTCCAGCAGGGCCTCACCCCGGTGTTCGAGCAGCTCGGCCCCATGCTGGCGGCGATCACCCCCAACCTGCAGAACGTGGCCTCTGGCCTCGTGAACATGGCCGGGTCGATCACCGACGTGATCACCCAGGCACCTGGACTGCAGCAGATCCAGAACATCCTCGACAAGACCGGTGAGTTCTTCACGGGCCTCGGCCCGGTCCTCGCTACCGGCACGCAGGCGTTCCTAACGCTGGCCAACGCTGGCGCGAACTCGTTCGGCACGCTCCTCGCTCCCCTGCAGGAGTTCGCCAACGGGTTCAACGAGATGGTCAACCGCGTCACGTCGAACGGCGTGTTCGAGGGGGCCATGCAAGGGCTTTCGCAGACCCTGGGCAGCGTCCTGAACCTGTTCAACCGGCTCATGGAGTCCGGTCTGCAGGCGATGGGTCAGCTCGGTGGTCCGCTGTCGACGTTCATCAACGGGTTCGGAGATCTCTTCGTCTCGCTGATGCCGGCGCTGACTTCGGTCTCGGGCCTGCTCGGAAACGTCCTCGGGACGCTGGGCACGCAGCTCGCTCCCATCGTCACGGCGCTCACGCCCGCGTTCACCACGCTGGCCGACACCCTCGGCACGATGCTCACCGGTGCCCTGCAGGCGCTGGGCCCGATCCTAACTCAGGTCGCAACCCTGATCGGCACGACGCTCAAGACCGCGCTCGACGCTCTCGCTCCGATGCTCCCGCAGCTCATGCAGAGCTTCCAGCAGATCTCCGACGTGCTGGTGTCCAGCCTGGCTCCGCACATCCCGGCGCTGGCGACGGCCCTCGGCCAGGTCGCTGGCTCGGTTCTGCAGTTGGCTCCGACGATCATCAGCACCTTGGTGCCGGCGTTCGTTCAGTTGGTCCCGAAGATCGCAGAGCTGGTACCGACCATCGTGTCGCTGGCGCAGTCGTTCGCGAACATGATGCCGACGATCCTCCCGATTGCCCAGGCGCTCATCAGCGTTGCTGGCGCGGTGATGCAGGTCGGTGTCTCCATCGCAGGCGCGCTCGTCGGCGCGCTGGCCAACCTGACGGAGATCATCGCCAACGTCATCGCCAAGGTGGCCGAATGGGTCGGCAGCTTCGCCAGCGGAGCGCAGGAGATCGCCTCCAAGGCAGCCGAGCTGCCCGAGATGGTCAAGAACGCTCTGAGCAAGCTGATGGACATCGGCCTGCAGGCTGGCAAGGACTTGGTCCAGGGCCTGATCAACGGCATCGGCGGGATGATCAGCTCGGCAGTGGCCAAGGCCAAGGAGCTGGCGTCTGGAGTTGCCAACGGGGTAAAGAGCTTCCTCGGCATCCACTCCCCCTCGAAGCTGTTCACCGAGTTCGGCGAGTACACCGCACAGGGCTTCGGCAACGGCCTGGAGAGCGGATTCAAGCCCGTCATCGAACGGGCCAAGGATCTCGCTGCTGAGCTGTCCAAGGCGATGGAGTCGGGCACCGACCCGACCGCGATCCTGGGACGAGTCAACCAGACCGATCTGAAGCAGATGCTGGCGGCTCTCGAAGAGGAGCGCAAGCGACTCAAGGTCGAGAAGAACGCTATCCCCAAGGGAGACAAGGCAGGCCGCGAGGCACTGCAGAACCAGCTCGACCAGATTCAGGCGCAGAAGGACATCCTGTCCTACCAGAAGGATCGCATCAAGAACGAGGAGACGTACGGCGGCGTAGCCGGCGACGACCCGCTCGTGAAGGCTGCATCCGGCCTGATGAACTCTCCGGTCGACTTCGCGAAAGCGACTGGCAAGCAGTTCCTTTCGGACATCGGCATCTCTGGCGACGGCATGATCTCGAAGGCCATCACCGAGGGCATCAACTACGTGTTCCAGATCGGCTCTGTCGATGAGGCGCTGTCGATCAAGGACCGCGAGGAGTCCAAGAACGCACTGTCAATCGTCGGTCGCTGACTTGACATCCACCAGGAGGTAACCATTGATCACCGACACCATCGTTGAACTCGAAGGTGTCAACGGTGAGCGTTTCAATCTGACGACCGGTGACCAGGGCATCTACCTGGCCACAGACGTGGAGGGTTGTTTCTACGACCCTCCCGTCAAGGTCGTGTACGAGGAGCCGGGTAACTACCCCGGCGCACGCTACCTGAGTCACCGAGTTCTGAAGCGAGACATCGTCTTCGGGGTCATCATCCTCAACGACGCGAAGCAGGGCCCGAAGTCTTGGCTGTCGCGAGATTCCGAGTGGCGCAAGGCATGGGCGTTCAACCGCGTCTGCAAGCTCTACGTCACCACCCCGGACTCCGGTACCCGGTACCTGCACCTGGCGTTGTTCGAGTCCCCCACGGTCAAGATGGACACCGACCCCCGAGGTAAGCCTCTGGAGGTCACGGTGATGTCGTGCATCTCGTACGACCCGTTCTGGTACGAGGACGACCGAGTCTTCTCGGTTAAGACCAAGACCGACACCAGGTTTGACCCGTCGTTCTGGACGCCGCCGTGGCCGTGGCAGGAGCTGCCCAAGGAGACCTTGAAGATCAAGGTCGGCCGCGAGCAGGGCGGGCTCAACCCCACCGACCAGTACATCGCACCGAAGTGGACCGTCCCCGGTTCCACCGAGAAGGTGCCCAACTTCCCCTGGCCGTTCCCTCCGAACGTCCCCATCCCATGGGAGACAGCGCCTTTCACGCAGTTCGTCATCCCGGACTACTCGTTCGAGGATCCCGAGTTCGAGAACCGCCGGCTCAAGACGCCGGGGCTCATCTACGGCGAGAACTGCGTCATCGACACCGACCGCCGCGAGGAGCAGATCAGCTCCGAGTCGGGCTCCGAGGTTTGGGCCCGGATGAACGGTGTCCGGTTCCGCAACATGATCCCCCCGTACACAGAGGAGCGTGAGTTCGTCATAGACGCATCAGGATGCGCTCCGGGACAAGTGATTAGCCTTCGGCTCCCGAGGCCGTGGTCGCGCTGCTGGGGGCTCGAGTGAGCGGCCTGACGAGCGTTCGCGAGTGTGAAGACCTCTGGCAGAAGATCCAACTGCGGCGCTGCAAGCGCGAGCAGGAACGGCTCAAGCCGCCCGACGTAGAGCTGCGCGACGGAGACTTCCGTCTGCGCGGCCTCGTCGCAGGCGAGCGGGTGCTCGAGTGGGAGTTCATCGAGAACGAGACCGGCGTAGCGACACTACAGCTCTCGCTGAGTCACTACCTGGCCAAGTGGGTGATGAACCACCGCGGACGGGCAAAGCGCAACGTCATCCTCAACATCGAGAAGCAAGGTGCTCGATGGACCGGCCTGATGGACCACTACCGCGTGGTCAAGGAGGACTCCGGGGACTGCTACCTCGAGATCGTGTTTTTGCACGACTTCGAGCAGACCAAGCACATCCGTGTCTGGTGCAACCCGTTCCTTCGGCCTGAGCTGCAGTTCCCCAAGATCTGGATCATCTTCGGGCCGGCCAAGTGGTGTTTGCTGGTGACGCTGTTCGTCAACCTCCTCAGGTTGGAAACGTCGCTGTGGACTCTCCCTGATGACCCCACGGACATCAACGAGTGGATGGGTCCGAGTTTCAACCCAGCAAACTGGCGGAACATCGTCAAGCCGTTCCCGTTCCTCGCGGACAACAGCCCGGTCACGATGGTGTTCTCCCGCTTCGGGACGTTCTACGACACCGCGAAGCGAATCCTGGAGGACCACCAGCTCACGCTGACGTGCCGGCGGTACATCAAGGACCGCGACCCGCACCCGTTCGAGGATCTCAAGGGCGTCTGGGGCATCGATCCCATCGAAGATCTGTTGCAGCTCATCCCCCTTCGGGATGGCTGTGTGGTCTGGGACATCGAGGACAACTCTGGCTGGGGCACCGAGACCGCCTTCGGCGGCTCCTGGCTCACCGGGTTCGTCCGGGCGATAGTCCAACTGGCCGGCGACGGCCAGGTCGAGGGCGTCGATGTGTTCTCCGGGGACTACACGTACCCCGGCGAGTACTACAACCCGGCGTTCATGGGCACCAGCCCTGTGGCTCCGCACGTCGTGCTCGAAGAGGGACCGCTGACCGGGATCAAGTCGTCGGAGTTCTCGTACTACGAGGCCACCGACACCAGCTTCCTGGCGGGTGGTCAGTCCGCACCTGGGATCAACGAGGGCATCGGGGCCCTGGTGAACATCGGGGGCGACCTGCTCACATCGTTCATCAACAGCGCGCTGGCATCTCTGGGTGCCGTCGGCGGGGCAATTGACTTGCCGCCCTTGGGTGGTCTGCTCAACTCCGTCCTGGAGCCGATCTACTCCGATGTGTTCGGCGCGTACATGGAAGTACCGACTCTGCGAGCGGTGGGCCTGAGCCTGCCGATTGCTGGCCTGGAGGACGTTGTCACCGGCCTCGGCGACTTCCACTACTTCGAGGGCATGGTGGACAGCCCGATGAAGGCGTTCACCCTCTCGGCGTTCGCGGCTATCGCCGCGCAGATCCACCAGACCCGTGCTCGGACAGCTCACACGCTCAAGGTGTCGGACGCCGCTCCGTACATCTTCGCGCCAAAGGGCTACGGGCACTGCTGGATCGGAGACCGCGTCGGTACGTCGGTCCTCGGATACCCGGTCGAGCACCAGTTGTTCGTTGAGCGCATCCGCAAGATCAAGTACCGCATCGACAAGGACGGCCCCAAGCCGTTGGAGATCGAGATCGGTTACCGCGAACCGAAGAACCCTGCACTACACATCCTCGAAGAGGTCAAGCGTTTCAACGGCGCTATGAGCACTGCGGGGATTCTCTAAACCGAAAGGCACCGCCGCACATGTCAATTCCATCTCAAGAGTCTCACGACCCGACCGACCCGCGACAGCACGTCGCCTGGGCGCTCCGCAATCTCCCGATGATTGCCGGCGTCGGAGCGATCACGCATCCGGGTTACCTGGCGGATTGGTCAGAACACTTGTGGAAGTGCGGCTTTCGGCACGTTGACGCTCTGCGGGCGCTGGCTGATGAGGACGGAAACATCCACGTCAGTCAGCTCCCCGAGCAGGTCATCAAATTCCAGCCGGCCTTCCGAGGCCAGCGACACGACTGCAACAACGCAGCCCGATGGGTGGAGATGGACGCGAAAGACCCTGAGCCGGTTCGCATCCCCAACATCAGGCAGCTTACAGACCAGGAGAACCGAGCGATGCTCTCTCAGTACGAACGTGATGGATGGATCAAGGACGGTGCCCACGGCCCCGCGATGGCCGAGGAGTTCTCCGAGTGAATTTCAACCCGGATTCCATCGGCGACTACCTGACGCTGCTGGGTGTCGCATTCCTGACGTTCTCGGTGCCTGCGTGGTTCACCGCGAGGGCTCGGAAGCACAGCTCTGACATCGGCGAGATCAAAGAGCAGGTTTGCAACACCCACGACACAAACCTGCGAGACGACCTCGATGGCGTAAAGGACGACATCAGTGACCTCAAAGAGATTGTGCTGCAGGGGTTCCACCAGGTGAATGAGGCGCTGAATCTTGAGCGCCGCGAACGCATCGCAGGCGACCGACCCAAGGGAGAGCCCACCTTCGCAGACTTGTTTAGGAGCTAAATGACCTACCCGACCGTACCGTCGGATGCCCTTGATGCCGGTGGCGCTTTCGTCATCGGCGGGGGCGACTTCAGCTTCGGCCAGGACTACACCGAGCAGGTCATCAAGGCCATGTTCACGATCCCGGCCCCCAATCTCTCCAACGCGATGTCGCTGCTGGAGGAGCATCTGCTCAAGCTCCCGCTCGAGGCCCTGAAGGGCTTCAAGGAGCTGCTGCCCGACGTAGTCGAGGGAGCGTTCGACACGGTGGCCGGTGCTGTCCGCGCCATCATGGACTCGCTCAACAACTCCCCGGTCTTCCTGAAGTTCGCGGAGTTCCAGCAGTTCCTGCAGCGTCTGCTGAACAACCCAGGCGAGGTCATCGGGGAGATCCCCCAGGCGCTCATCTCTGGGCTGCAGGACGCTCTCAACACCGTCAGCAACACCATCCAGACCATCGTGGACATGCTGCTGCAGGCCCTCGGCATCACACCCGAGGGCGAGCTGATCGACCGGATCTTCGACCTCAGCGACGAGATCGAGTGGCTGCAGAACGCAGCGTCGAACGCGGCTACCGGCATCCAGGACACCTGGAACAAGTTCTGGGGAGCACTCACCGGGCGCGACCCGGACCAGGACCAGACCGTCGTTGAGCCAGCCGAGCGCATCGGCGAGCTGGCCGGCACCACGTCTGCCAACTCGTCTGCAATCGCGGAGCTGCAGCGTCGACTGGACGACCAGCAGAACTCCGGTGGCGTAGCTGGCGGCGACGACTTCGAGCGGACGACCACTGGCCGCTCCATCGGCCCTGGCTGGGCTGAGTTCTACTCGCTCGGCACCGGGAACGGCTACTACTCCATCGACGGCCACCAGTGCTTCTGGACCGACCAGGGAGCCTCCCAGAACACCGCCACGTTCGTCCGTACCGACCCGGACGACGAGAAGACGACCACCGACTTCCAGAAGGCCACTCTCGTGGTCGGCACGATCTCCGGTGAAGCTGCGACCCCGTTCCAGGGCGGCTCACACATCAGGCTGTGGCTGCGCGTCAACGACAACGCTCCCACGGTCGGGATCACCGATGGTGTGTACGTCGAGATCGGCGGCGCGAGCCTTGCTCAGATCGGCTACCGCCGCAACGGAACCGACAAGTTCGTCGGCTCTGCCGTGAGCTGTTCGTGGGGCGCAGGAACGATCTTCGCCTTCACCGCCGGCACGGCCGACGGCAGCGAGAAGTTCGAGTTCTCGAAGAACGGCTCCGTGCTGGCCACATGGTCGGACGACGGCGTCGTGTCCGCGCTCGGCGCGAACTACCGGCGCTGGGGCTGGGAAGGTCAGGCTCGTAACCGCAACCTCGGCCAGGGAACTCCGTGCTCGGTCACCCGCGTGACGATCACCGACAACAACCCAACCGGCGCAGGCGGTGGAGCTGTCAACGTAGGCGGCGAAGTCGTCGGCGTGCTCCCCATCGCCCACGGCGGCACCGGGGCGTCGACCGCTTCGGCAGCTCGCACAGCTCTGGGTATCGATGATCTAGTCGCCGGCATGTCCGACGTAGTGCGCGGACAGGTCGCGGGACTCCCGCTGATCCCGAAGATCTGGGTAGGTACCGAGGCGCAGTTCACGGCTCTGCCTACGAAGGATCAGACCACGCTGTACTTCAGGACCGCCTGATGACCGGGATTGCGTTGGGTCTCAACGACCTTCGGAAGATCTCGATAGGCGGAAGCACCCCCATCCTGAAGGTCAGCCTCGGCTCGACGCAGGTCTGGCCTGCGTTCGATCCTGTGAGGGCTACGTTCACCGACGGTGCGTACACCTTCAACATCCCGGCCGGATGCAAGTTCATCGACGTCATCCTCCTGGGCGCTGGCGGCGGTGGACAGGGATTCGCATCGGCAGGTATCTGGGGGCAGGGCGGCTTCGCTGGCAACTGGGTCACCGTCACGCTCGAGCGCGGTGTCCACATCCCGATGTCCACCTTGCAGATCACTGGCGTCATCGGCGTCGGAGGCGACGGCGGGGCCGGATCCTTCGTCTCGCAGAACCCCGGCAAGGCAGGCACGGCTACGACGGCTCTCGCCACTGGAATGTCCTCGCTGTCTGCTGCGGGCGGTGCCGGCGGAAACAACGGCGGCAGCCTCGACTACCTGGGCAAGTCCCCCGGCAATCGGACCTACAACGACCAGCTCTACCAAGGCGGCGCTGAATCTGGTGACGGAGCCGGCAACCCGGCTGGTGGCGGCGGCGCTGCTGGTCGTGCGTCTTGGCCTTCTTCTGGTTCCAACGGAGGCAAGGGCGCTCGAGGACAGGCGTGGTTCTACGCCTACTGATGAAAGGAAAGAAATGACACCGGACGAGATGTACACGTTCGCGATCTACTACGAGTTCCGGCCGAGCGCGGAGAGTCCGTGGCAGGAGATCGTTGCGGTACAGCAGACCCTGGCCGAGGCCCAGGCGGTGTTCAACGGGCTCTCTCCTCTGGTCGGTCAGAATGAGAACGTACGCAGCCTGATGCTTGCGTACACCCCGAAGATCGACTGGCAGAAGTACTCGTAACAAGAAACCCCCCTCTCTTGGACGAAAGTCCTTGGGAGGGGGGCTTTTTGCGTTTAGGAGGTCTTGGCTAGCTTGGACATCGCTGCGGCGATAGCTTCATCGCGGGCCTCGGAAGCCATCTGGTACTTCATCGCCATCCGGGGAGTCGTGTGGCCGAGACGGGCCATCAGCTCCTTGGTCGTCGCACCTGCCTGGGCTGCGAACGTAGCGCCCACAGCGCGGAGGTCGTGGATGCGGAGTTCCGGCCGGCCGATCTTGGCGTAGCCCCTCTTCAGCGACTTGGTGAACGCGGACTTCGACAGCCGGTTGCCCTGCGTCGTGGTCACCAGGAACGCCTCGGGCCCCTTGTTCATCTTCGTCCGGTCCTTCATGTGCTCGCGGATCATCGTCGCGACGTGAGGAGGAACGGTCACAGGACGCTTCGACCGGACGGTCTTGGCGTTGCCGACGACGATCTTGTTGCCCACGCGGGTACCGCCTCGGCGCACCCGGAGCTTCATCGTCTTGCCGTCGTCCACGATGTCTTTGCGGCGAAGCTCGATCAACTCCCCGAACCGCAGGCTCGTCCACGCCAGGATGTAGGCCGCGATCCGGTAGTGCTCGAAGATCTCAGCGGCGACGATGTCCAGCTCCTCGGGCGTCAGCGCTTCCACGTCTCGCTCATCTGGAGCCTTCTGCTCGATCCGGCACGGGTTCTCTGCGATCAGCTTGTCCTCGACGGCTGTGTTCATCACCGCCCGGAGCACGTTGTACGCGTGCCTGCGGGCTGTGGGGTGATTCCGGCCCATGCCGGCCCACCACGCTCGGACGAGAGCCGGTGTCAGCTCCGGGACCGCCACGTCCCCCAGGACGGGGTAGATGCGGCGCTCTGCGTGCCCGCTGTACAGCTCCCTGGTGCTCTCCGCGAGGTCTCGCTCCACGAGCCACTTCCGGGTGTACTCCTCGAGCGTTACGGCGCTGGCGGCTGCCTTCTTCGCCCGGTCCTGTGGAGGGGTCCAGGTCTCCATCTCGATGAGCCGCTTCTCGCCTGCGAGCCAGGCTTCGGCGTCCATCTTGTTGTCGTAGGTCTGCAGCGCGTAGTACCGCACACCGTCCTGCGGGTTGACGTATGAGGCTTGGATCCTCCCGCTGCGCTGAGTCTTCAGCGATCCCCATCCGCGACGTGCCAACTAGGTCTCCTCTCTCCGGGATCGAGGCTACCGGGTTGCAACTCCTGTGCAACTCTCACGCTTCAACACGCTGCTACGACCTGCAATTTCTTTCCACTTGGAGGATGCAGTCGATGGGGCCTAAAAACACATCCTGAGCTGCAACGATGCGGCCACGAGAGACCCATTCTTCCAAACTAGCTACGCGGGTTCGATTCCCGTCGCCCGCTCCGCTGGTCAGAGGGTGTTTTCGCCCTCTGGCCATTTTTCTTTCCAGGGGTCTGCAACTCTCACGCGACTCTTCTGACCTGGGCATACGCGGTTGCAACGCTCCCCTGATCTGGCTACTTTCGCTGCTGACAAACGAATAGAGCCCCCCGCCTGCGCGAACAGACGAGGGGCATTCACACCAGATTGGAGCTGGTGCAGTGAAGAGAATAGACCGGGACAAGGTTGCACCGGGAGTTGCAACAGCCGGGACCGTCGCCGTCGGCGGGCTGGCGTTCGCCCTGTCGTTCACAGCCCTCAGCGAATTGGCAGCGGCCAACGGAGTGGCCCAAGCAGAGATGGTTCCCTTGGTGGTCGACGGCCTGACGCTCGTCGCCACGGTCGCCACAGTGACACTGAAGCAAGGCAGTTGGTACGCCTGGTCGCTGCTGATCCTGTCGACCCTCGTATCCGTCGCCGGCAACGTGGCGCACGCCTATCCCCACGGTTTCATCGCGATGGTGATCGCGGCGATTCCTCCGCTCTGGCTCCTGGCGTCGACCCACCTGACCGTGATGCTCGTGAAGCAGCACTCGGAGCGCGCCGAGGTACCTGTCTCGCGGCCGGAAGCCGCGCCAGACCCCGCGCCTCGCGGCCTGGAGCCCGCTGCCGCTTGACTGCGCCCGACCGGGCAAGAGATACATAGCGAACCTATGGATGTAGGAGGCACAAAAAAAGACCCCCCGAGCCGACCCGAAGGTCAGCCCGAGGGGCCTGTGATGCAGTCCATGATTCAAACCGGGGAGCTAGTAGATCTTGCGAGTCCTACCCGAGTTGATCATCGCCACGATGATCCAGACGGGCAGCCACATGCCGCAGGTGATGACCGAGAGCAACAGGTGCATCGCGTGGTTCGTCCTGACGGGCAAGACGGTGGGCTGCGGAGCCGGAGGCGGGTAGTTCGGGTAGGGCTGCTGGGGGTACTGCGGGTGTTGCGGGTACGTCACGACTTACATCCTGGCAGATCGCTGGGAGGCGACCTACTTGCCGATGGGACGCAGCAGGGCCTCGACCGAATCCCGCTCCACGCGGATCAACCTGGGCCCGAGCCGCACGGCCTTGAGCCGGCCGTCGGCGATGTAGTTGCGGACGGTCTTGGTGCTGACTCCGAGGTACTCGGCAGTCTCAGCGATGGAGGCTCTCGGAGGCATCAGCGCGGTCCTCCCGCTCATCGGTTGTCTCCCGAACCCGTGATCACGCCACGGTCCTTGCGGCTCTGGAGCTTGTTGAGGTTCCGCTGGGTGACGATGCTCAACCAGACATCGAGCTGGTTGGCGAGCTGGGCGACGTACCACATCACGTCCCCGAGTTCCGCCTGAAGGTCGTCTCGGTTCTCCTGGGTGATGACACCGTCTTGATCCCGGAGGATCTTCTTGACCTTGTTGGCGATCTCACCGGCTTCGCCGACGAGACCCATCGTCACGTAGGAGAGACCCTCGAGGCTGTCGTATTCGCCTGCTCCGGGGTAGATCGCTGTGTCGCTCGCGGCGATCTGGTAGATGTCGACGTTCATCAGATCATCACCGGGATTCCGGGCCCTGCGATACCCGGCATCGGGATGAATACCGGGACGCTGGGCGTGTAGTCCGACGTGCCCGAGCTGCCGCCCTCACAGGCGGACAGGCTCAGGACGGCGGCAAGGCCGATGATGGCTGCTGCGATGGTCTTCTTCATCTGTTGCTCCAATAGCTCAGTTCAGACTCCAGTTCGCGGATACGCTCCTGTAGCCCTTGGTTTTCCAGGTACGCCTCGGCGAGGTTGGCCTCGGCGCGGTCTCGGGCCTCGTCCTTCGACGTGGCCTCATCGATTGCCTCGTGCAGCCGGCGGATCAGATCCGGGATGGCACCGTGCAGACCGCAGATGAAGTCGGCGTCTGCCTCCGAGAAGATCTGGCTGGCTACGTGGTGTTGGATCTCCTCGCCGTTCTCGTCCTTGGTGACGGCGACGACGGTGAATCCCTGGTCGGTGTCGGTTCCACGAACCGGCATCCAGTAGCTGCGCTCGGCTTTGGTCGACTTAGCCCACTGCTGGTAGAGGATGTCGAAGAACTCGTGGTCCTGTTCGTCGGTGTCAATCACAAGTGCTCCTTGATGATTCGGTCCAGTGCGATCAACTCCATGTCGACCTGCAGCCTGATCAGTCGTTCCAACCAGAACCACTCGTCCCAGTACTCGGTCTCCCAGGAGTCCTTGAACGTCGTTGTGCCAACGAAGAACTCGACGGTCAACGTGTTGATGCCGTCACGACCCCCTGGCTTGAAGTGGATGCCGTTCTCTGCGATGTACCAGGGCAGCTCGAAGCCGTCGAAGTAGACGGCCCGATCTGTCACCAGGACTTCAGGGGCGGTGTGCTCGGTCACCAACCCTCCGGGGCCAGCCGCAGGGCTTCGACCACAATGATCTGGCCCTGGTACAACTTGACGACGTTGCCGTAGAGGACGTCGATTGCGCCGTCAGGGAGCTGCGTCCCCTTCTCAATCAGCGCGAGATGCGTGCGGGCACCTTCGAACTGGCCTGCGCCTTCGTTAGCTCCGTAGGCTATCCATCCCACCAGCCCGAGAGACTCGGCCAACTTCGCAGCCCTCTCTGCCGTGGAGGAGACGACGGTGATCCACGTCGGTGACCGCCTCATCGGCGTCCCAGGTACGGGATGATCTGCGCCCGGAACTCCAGGAACGTCATGTCCGCTGGGGTGTCCTCCGGGACGCGCTCGGGGCGCTCGGCGGTGAACACGCCGATCTCGCCGCCCTCTATGGTGCCCAGCTCGTTGAGCTTGTGGATCGCGTGACCCATGATCTCTTCGTCAAGGCCATTCGGTGCTGGCAGAACTACTTTTGCTTGTGGCATCTGATCTCCTCGATGTCGTGGGTGTTGATGACGTACTGCTTAGGAGGCATGAGCATCACTTCGGCGATGGCGATGAGGGCGTTCAACTGGCCCTTCAGCAGCTTCTCCTCGTCGCCGGCGGGCCGGTGGCGCACTCTGCGCTCCAGCTCCTTGGCTCGGTCTAGGTATTGGGTGGCTGTCAAGTTGCCCTCCTTAGTAATCAGCGCCGTAGAGCGAGCCCCACGAACGCTTTCCAACCTCGGGGTCCGTGCCGATCAGCACCGGGCCCATCTCTTCTTGCATCAATCGAGCGATCTCCTTGGCACCCCATTCGGCCTGCCCAGCGGGCAGTGAAGCGACGACCTCGTCGTGGATGGGTAGACGTAGGTACGGAGTGAATCCGGCCTCGTGGAGGCGAATCAGAGCCCGACAGGTCACGTCCCGTGACGACGACTGGATCATGTAGTTCAGCGCGGAGTACGTCCGCGAGCTGTCCACCGGCAGCCGCCGGCCCATCGCGTTGACGATGTACCCGTTGCGCCCTGCCTCCATCGCCAGCTTCTTGCTGTACCGCGCCACACCGGGGTAGGTCTTGGCGAAGCCGTCGAGAACTCGCTTGGCCGTTGGGAAGTCGATGTGCGCCTGCTCGGCGAGCGTCTTCGCTCCCCCGCCGTACACCGTGAGGAAGTTGGCCATCTTCCCGACCTTGCGGACCACCTGACTGGCGTCTGCAGTCATCTGGTGGAGGTCAGCTCCGGTCTTGAACGCCTCGATCATCGTCTGGTCGCCCGAGAGCGCCGCGAGCACGCGCAGCTCCTGGGTCTGGTAGTCGACCGAGGCCATCACCTGGCCGGGGTCCGCGACGAAGCACCGACGGACGATCCAGTCCGACGCCGGCAGGGTCTGAGCCGGGATACCGGTGATCGACATGCGCGAGGTCCGCGCCTGCAGCGGGTTGACGAAGGTGTGGCACCTGTCCTCAGAGTCCCTGACCGACAGGAACTTTGCGACCCAGGTCTTGTTCCACTTCCCGAGCTTCTTGGCCTCCTGGATGATCGCCGCCAGCTCGTTGCCGTCGTCGCTCAGGCTCTGCAGCAGGTCGTCGTTGACCTGTCGCTTCCCAGACTCGGTGCGGCCCTTGATCTTGACGCCCATCTCCTCCAGCGCGTCGGCGCACTGGTCGGTCGAGTTGACGTTCTCCAGCCCGTACTCGGTGAACGCGATTGCGTCCCACACGCTCTTCTCGTACAGCCACTTGTCCGACAACGCCTGGGCGTACTCAACGTCGAGCAGGAAGCCCTTGCGGTCGATGTAGCTGCAGATCTCAGAGAGCTTGTGCTCGTACGGAACCAGCGAGCGGGAGACATCCGGCACCAGCGGTGCCAGCTTGCTGCAGATGCGAGCGGTGAAGATCGTGTCCATGCCGGCGTACGTCAGGTACTCCGGGTGGAACAGATCGATGGTCGACCAGATCTTGGCCTTGGTCGTCTTGTGCTCCTTGGCCAGCTTGGTCATGAGGCCCTTGACGTTCTCGGCCTGCTCCTTGTCGATGAACTCCGCGATCAGCTCTTCGAGCGAGTGACCGAACCCGCCGGCCTCGAAGGGCCGGGGGTCGACCAATTTGGCCAGGATCTGGGTGTCCAGCACCTTCGGCCAGAGATCCTCCATCGCCGCGTACCCGATCTGGTCGAGCACCTGGAGGTCGTACGACGCGTTCTGCATCACGAGCTTGTCGACCTCGTAGAGCGCCTCGATGACGTTCTCCGGGATGCCGCCTCCCAGCTCCACCGGGAGCACCCAGGCTTCGGACTGAGTGCCGAACTGGACCAGCCGGCACCGGAAGGTGTCGCTGTAGATGTCCAGCCCGGTCGTCTCAGTGTCGACGGCGAGGCAGTGCTTGTGAGCCCGGATGAAGTCGCGGAACTCCGCTAGATCTTCGTCTCTCTCAACGACATTGATGGTGACGAGGTCGCCTCGGACCTCATGCCGCAGCTCTAGCACGGCTCTCCTATCTCATGTAGTACTGGTGCGGAACCAACGTGGACAACGCCATCTCCCGTGCGACCTGCTGGAGTACGGCTTCGAACGGACAGTCAGAGTCGATGTCCGGCTTGTTGTGCGTGACGAAGAGATTGGATCCCCCGTAGTCGGTGCTGACGAGGGCCTTGGGCGGCAGCTTCTTCAGCGCCTTGATCAGATCCTCGACCGTGGTGCCGTCGTTGCCGAACTCAGGACTACCTAGCGGAATCGTGTACCGCTCAACATCTTTGATCAGCATCAGTGGTAGATCCCCCGGACGGTGCGAGAGATCGTGGCCGGGTTCACGCCGTAGTTGGACGCGAGATCCTTCTGCTTCATCCCGCCCCGGTACGCCGCCCGGATGTCCTGGACCTCACGAGGAGTCAGCTTCTTCCTGTTCGGCCGGCTCGGGCCGGTTTCCGGCTTGACCTGTGCAAACGCCTTGCCGAACAGCTCGCCGGCACGCCGCTGCTTGTCCCGCAGCTCGCCGTTCTCCCGGAGGGCCTGGTTCGCTGCCTGGGACAACTTGGTGTTGGCGCTGTGCAGCGTGGCGTTCTCTCGGACGAGACGGTCCACATCGTTCTTCAGGGCTCTCTTCTGCGAATTGAGCTGCCCAACTTCGTCAGCGAGCCGCTGGCGCTGATCTATCTCAACTGCCAGTGCAGCTTTCAGGTGCTTCTTACGCATCAGCGTTCTCCTCCCGACGGAACTGCTCGTACTCGTCCGCGGTCATGTAGTAGTAGTAGTCAATGACGTAGTCCCAGTTGAAGGTTCGGGATGTGCCGTCATCGAACTGGATGATCAGGACACCTTCGTCGGTGTCCAACATCGGCTCACCTGCGACCACGACAAAGCGGTCTTCCATGTTGATCAGGGTTGCTCGTCGTGACATGTCAGCCTCCGTAGCTGTAGGGGGTAGTGGGGATGTCCTGGTAGGTGTTGGGAGCGATCTCCCGGAGCTGCGTAAGCAATTCCCCTGCCAGTTCACGAATCTCGGCATCTGCGGCCTCGTGCCACCTGTTCTTGATCACGTATCGCCATGCGCGGTGGTTACCGCTGACGACCATCGGTGAGCTGGTCATGTTCGGCAGGACGGCCCGCGCCGCTTCGCGAGCCTGCTTCCGAGGCTTGCCGGCCTCGGTGAAGATGTGGACGAGGTACTCGTACGCCTCCTGGGTGAAGGACTGCACGTCGAGCAAGACGCCCTTGGCGTCGTCAGCGTCCTTGCCTGCCAACTCCGTAAACGCTGGGGGCACTTCGATTCCCAGCTCCGTGGGATCGACGTACCGCTGCGACACAACCGAGAAACTGAGGTGCCGGTGACGCTCCAGCTCGGTCAAGACCGACCGGCTGGCTTCGATGTAGAACGTGGCGCTGGAGTGCTCCAGGACCGACTCGTGACCGACATCGAGGATGTGGTCGAGGTAGTCGACGTTCGCCCGCGTCTTGGGGTTCGGCCGGGTGAAGCTGCGATAGCAGTTCCGGCCCGCGAACTCAGCCAGTTCGTCGGCAGACGTGGTGGTGTCGCTGTCGGTGTAGCCCGTGCCGGCCCAGCCCTCGTCCTCGAGGATGGTCGACGCGATCAGTTGGACTTTCATACTCTCCGCTCAGAGTTGTTGTGTTACTTGGGATGAGGTCAGCGCTGGGCGTGAAAGCCCCTCTACAGCTCCAGTCGCTCGTTACCGGCTCCTCGACCTCTACCCGGTGGATGTCAAGTAAGGCTGATGCTTACCGGCGGTTGTTCAGATACTGCGGCTTGCACTGCTGGTCTCGAGGTGCGGTGCAGGAGAACAACTGGTAGGCGTTGCCTGCCTTGGAGACACCCGACTTGAACACCATCTCGCCGTGAGAGCAGTACCGCTTCTCGCCTCCCGGAGCTTCCTGGGCAGCCTGCGGGGCCCGTGACTGCTGCTGCTGAGGCTGGCCACCGCCGCCGTTGTTGGCCGGCGGAGGAGTGCCGCCACCGAGGCTGGCGTAGTGGTCGTTCATCTTCTTGGCACGGTCGAACAGGGCGAACCACTTCTGACCTTGGCCGAGCTTGGCGACCTCGGCCGGGTCCACACCCAGGTCGACCAGCGCCTCGTCTACCGAGGCGTACTTCGGAACGATCCAGGCAGCTCCGTAGCTGCCGTCGCCCTTGAACGTGACCGAGAGGTCACCGGTGCCCGACGCAGGAGCCACGACCGGAGCAGGAGTCGAAGCGGGGGCGTTGTCCCAAGGGGACTGCTGAGGGGCTTCAGCGGGAGCGGGTGCCGGGGCCTGGGCCTGAGCTTGAGGCTGAGCAGGGGCCGGCGGGTTGTCGAACGGATCGGGAAATGACAAATGCGTACCTTTCACTTAATGGGGCATGCGCCGTTGGCGCACTCTTCATCGACACCGTCAGAGACGGCTTTAGCCACAGCAGATTCGTACTGCTGCTTAGTGATTCGCTCGTACGGAGCTTGCGGGAAGCTGGCCTCCGGGAAGATCGTGGAGCCCTTGATGAGCCCTGCGAACCTCTTCAGGTCAGCCGCAACGTCCACGGCCTCGTACGCATCCGGGTCGACGTTGGCGGTGAAGCTCACCGCGTTGTCGGCCCAGCACGTCTGGTAGAGAGCCTGGAACGCCAGGAGCTGATGCAGCGTCAGGTCATTCGCTGCCTCGACAATCTCCTCGGCGTCTCGACCGTGAAGGTCGACCACCGCCTGGACCAAGGTGTCCTTGGTCGGGATCGAAACCACCTCGGTGTTCGGGGCGAAGAGATCCTTCTCGATCTCGTACCCCTCGTTGGCCAACTTCCGAAGCTCAGCCATGTCGCTGTTCTCGTTGAACCGGATGCGCCGGATGAAGTACTTCGAGAAGATCGGGTGGATCCCCTCGGAGACACCGGGCATCTTGGCCACCGTTCCGGTCGGAGCAATCGTGCGCTTCTTCACCGGGACCGGGATTCGCAGTTCGTGGGAGAACTGCTCAGCTGCCAGATCGACCTCAGCGGCCATCTCCCGCAAGAAGTTGGTGAACCGCTTGTCTCCGGGTGCCTCTGAGTACCTACGGCCCGTCAGGGCCAGATAGGAGGCCACCCCGAGGTGTCCCACGCCGATGCGTCGGTTCCGGTCCAGCACCTCCCGGCTCTTCGGATCAGCGACCGGCGAGAACGTCGCCCGGATCAGGAACCGCGTCATCAGACGATGCGCCCGGATCAGGTCGATGTAGTCCGTCTTGCCGGACGGCGTCACGAACGCCGCCAGGTTGATGTGCCCGAGGTTGCACGGCTCCCAAGGCTCCAGAGTGATCTCGCCGCACGGGTTCGTGCAGACGACCCGGTTCGGCTCCCCGACGTTGGACAGCGACGAGTCCCACATCCCCGGCTCACCGTTGCGGACAGCGCCCTTCGAGAGCGCGTCCATCACGTCGTGGGCCGTCGACTCCGACGGGCTCTTGACCTCCCGCCAGAACTGATCGTCCACCTCGACCGAGATGTTCGTAGTCCAGTGATCACCCGACTCCGACTTGCAGTTGATGAACTCGGTGATCTGGGGATCTGCCCAGTGCATCATCGACATCCGAGCCGACCGGCGAACGCCGCCGGCCACCACGCACTGTGCAATCGCGTGATCGACAGCCATCGCGTCGAGCCCGGTGAGAACCTCCCCCGCCCGGTCAGAGAGAACCTCGCTGACCTTCTGGAGCATCTGCGCGAACGGCAGCGGGCCGCTGGCCACGCCTCCGAACGTCTTGAGCTTGGCTCCCTGCGGCCGGATCCGGCTCACGTCGTAGACCCGCTGGAAGTGGACCGTGTCGTAGCGGTAGTGCGTGTCGATCAAGTCGACCATCGCCGCAGCCCAGCCCTCGCGTGAGTCCTCGATGGGGAACGCACCGACCCAGTCAGAGTCGTAGTGCTCCGACAAGATGCCTGCATCCTTCATCGCCTGGTAGTCGACATGGTCTGGGTCGCAGACGATCTCGACCTTCAGCGGGTGGACCACCGCCGGGTATCCCTCGAGGTAGTGGTTCGAGTAGTTCGCCCCAACTCCCCCGCCCTCCATCAGGCGCATGAACGTGAACTGGAAGTGGTCCGAGATCTTCTCGGGCCATCCGCTCACCCAGCAGTTGAACAGGTGCTGGGCGTTCTTAACACCGCTCGCCCACAGGTGGCGACCGGCGGGGAGGAGCTTGAACTCAGTGATGAGTCGAACCAGATGCTCTCGCTCGTCAACCTCTCGGTAGCGTTCGTCCACAAGAGACAGATTGCCGTCGACAACGCGCTCGACGGTCTCAGGCCAAGACTCCTTTGAACCATCCGGCTTAGTTCGGGCGTAGGTTCGGTTGTAGACAAGCTCACCCGTTGGCCCCCATGGAATTTCGGCTGTCACGCAGCTCCTATCACGTGTCGTTGTTTGTAGTTCTTGAACTCGTAGCCGGGGGTGAAGGCCCCGCCGACGTACAGCTCCAGGTCGTCCTGCGACCAGTTCTCGAGGCGCATCGGCTTCTGGTGAGGGAACAGCTCGGGGAAAACTTCGGCTCGGTACATCTCCGAACCCGGCATCCCGTTGAACGTGGGATCAAGCAGATTGTGCATAGCACCTCCCCCCGAGGAACTCATCGAACGAGGTCTCGTGCAGGTACTCGTCCCGGAGGTCGGGGTTCTCGATCAGCAGCATCGCGATGGTCGCTGTCGGGTCAGAGTGACCGTCCCCCTGCACCTTTCGGATGTCCGGGAATATCGCGTGCTTGCTGCCAGGGCCGTCCTTGGAGACGACCTTGCCCTTCTCGTCCTTCTCGACACCGGCAGTGATCGCGATGATGTTGACGTGCTGCGTCAACGACTTCACCGCGTTCTTCAGCCGCTGCTTGGGCGCGTTCTCCTTCGGCACGATCCCGTCGTCGTACCGACTGCGGATCGCCTCGGCGTAGCTCTCGTTCTGTGCTGCAAGCGATTCCATCGCAATCGGCATGATGTCGACCAGGTACTTGTTGGTCGACGTACCCAACAGCGCGTCCTTGACGTTGTCTGACGAGTAGTGGCTCCGGGCCTCGAAGAGGTCTTTCGCCTTGGCATCGCCCGACAAGATGTTGAAGCACTGCCGGCGCACGTAGAGCACCGCTTCGCCCTCGCTCAGGCCGTCGATCCGGTTCTGGATCTTCGGGCTGCCGAGGTACCAAACCCACAGCTCCTGGACCAGCTCGTCAGCCGAGAGATCAGTCTCCCAGGAGACCAACGCCTTTCGAGCTGCCTTGCTGAAGACTTGGTTGATGTCGATCAAGGCATCACCCTCCTGAGGTAGTCCTTGCGGTCCAGCCGCCGGTCGAGATGTCGAGTGACCTCCTCCGCGAAGACCTCTCGGACTTCGCTGGAGGTGATCTGGCGTGACCGTGCGTTCTTGTGCAGGTACGGCAGCTTGGTGGATGTCAAGTTCTAGACCTCCCAGACGTGGCCGTCGACCGAGAATCGGCCTCCGACGATTGGAACCAGCTCGGGCTTGACGTGGTTGCCGTCAACCGTCAACAACGCAAAACCGCTCTGCCAGTTGGCCGTTGCACCCTTGAGGTACTGAGCCAGCTTCATGTTCATCAGGTTGCCGACCTCCATCGACCACAGCACCTTCTGGTTGCCGCCGTAGCCCCAGGTGTGAGGCTTGATGCCTTGCCGATGGGTGTGACCGATGATCACCGACGTGCCGAAGCGCTGCATCGCGTTGTACGCGGTGTCAGCCGACTTCTGCGTCAACCGGACGCCACCACGGTGGCCGTGGGTCGAGATCCACCCCGGTGCGATCTTGTAGAACTCAGGCAGCACTTCGACGCCGAAGCCGTCGAAGTCCAGCAGGTTCTCGAACCGGAACTGGTCCGCGTACTCGATCAAGGCCGGCGCGAACTGGTGCAGGTAGTCGACCGGACGGCGGTCGTGGTTGCCCTCGTGGACGCCCACCGGGCCGTCGTAGACCCGGCGCAGGGGCTCCAGGAACCGGCGCTTGCACTGCTCGGAGTCGGGCTTGATCCGCTGCGCGAACTCTTCCTTGGTGCCCTTCGTCCACCGCGACGGGCTCGGGTAGTCCATCAGGTCGCCGATGTGAACCACCCGGCTCGGCTGGGTGTCACCGATGAACCCGATGACCGCCTTCACCTGCTTGCGGTCATCGAACGGGATCTGAGTGTCGCTGACGACGACGATGCGCTCGCTCACACGACCTCCGTGAACGGGCCCATCAGACGTTCCTCGTGGGTGCCGGTGCCGCCAGACCAGCGCCGCCGACCGCAGCGCGACAGATGGATGTCATTCGGGTAGAGCTGCCACCGGACACCTGTGGCGTTGGTGACGACCTTGACGTGGTCGGGAACGTCCAGCAGGTTGTCCCACGACCGAGGCTCGGGCTTCTGCGACTCGAGGATCTCCTCGTGGCATCGCACCGCCAGGGCCGCGTAGCCGGCCAGGTCGACGTAGGAATCCCGGTGGATCACCTCCGGGGTGCTCAGTGCGCTCTTGGCTCGTGAGATCTTCAGCAGCGACATAAGATTCGCCACGTCCATCGCCGTCAGCGGCTCGATGGGGCTGAGGTACGCAGTCCAGAGGCCCGCGATTCGCTCGAACGAGTCGATGGCCTTGCCGTAGGTCTGCTGACGGTCGCCGTCGATCAGTCGCTGGGCTTCTTCGAGGATGGTTTCTGTCACAGTCCGGTCTCCGATGCGGTGTGGTAGTTGATCAGCTCAGCGAGCTGGTCGGGTTGATAGCCGAGGATCGGCTTGTGGGTGTCGGTCACGACGACCGGGACTGACATGGCGTTGAGCACCTTGGTGACGTAGTCGTACGCCTCCGCGTTCTCGGTCACGTCGACCGCGTCGAACGCGATGCCGGCCTCGGTGAGCTGGTCCTTCACCCGCTGGCATGGCTTGCAGCCGGGACGGGTGTACACCGTGACCGGTGCAAACAGCGTTCTCATCAGATCCTTTCCAGCAGAGCGTCTTTGCCCTGTGCTGTGACTAGAGAGTTGACATCCTCGCCATCTGGCATCGGGATGATTCGTGCGTTGGGCAGCGTCTTTGCCACCCCTTGGGCGAACTCCATGCCAGGCTCATCGCCGTCGGCCAAGATGTTCACGTTGCGGTAGCCGAGGAACAGCTCTCGCATGTACGGCTTCCACATGGCCACCCCTGGTAGCCCGACGGCCGGGATGCCGGCCAGTTCGGCTGTGATCGTGTCGATCTCGCCCTCGCAGATCGCGATGTCTCGCGAGTAACGTGCCAGCGCAACCGAGTTGTACAGCCGAGGCTTGTCGCCTGCCTGCGTCATGTACTTCGGGTTGCCGCCGTCGAGCCGGCGGTACCTGATCGATGCGACCGACCAGTTTCGCCACGGCGACCACCGCATGTACGGGATCGCCAGGCAGCCTCGGTACATCTCATGACCAGGGAGTGGATCGGCCACGAATCCCAGGCCGAACGGTCGAACCTGATCCAGAGCCAGACCGCGACTCGCCAAATACTCGTCGGCTGGGCTTCCGGGGAGGCTTCCTCTGTAGCGGGACGTTGCTTCCCACAGATATTCCCTCTGCGATTCGGACAGCCTCTGCAAAACTCACCTCCTCTTCATGTCGGATGATCGAAATCACGTCGCCCCGGACGCTGCACGCGAAGCAGTTGAACCCTTGGTTGTCGTAACTGACTGCGGCAGAGGGCGTTTCCTCGCCGTGGAACGGACATAGGCACTTGTTCCACTCGCTGTGATCCGGCGGCGGCTCCCAGTCCGGGTAGTACCGCTGGATGACCAGCGCGATGGGAGAGTCGCTCATTCGCCCTCGTCAAGCTCCTCGGGCGAGAGACCCTCGAACATCCCGCTCAGCACTTCCGCGAAGTCCTCGCCGGTCTGCGCCGCGTCGAGCATCTCGGTGATCGTCTTTGCCATGCTTCCTCCTAGGTGGATGTCAAGTTTGAGACAGCTTGTCGGCCTCGATGGGCGCGATGCGCTCACCGATGACCTGGACGGCCGGCGGGTTGGTCAGGTACGCGATGGCCCTCTTGAAGAACTCGATGCAGTCCCTCGCCCAGCCCAGCGTGTACTTGTTGCACATCGTGCAGAGCAGCCCTCGGACGATGCCTGTCTTGTGGTCGTGGTCGACCGACAGGCGCTTCTTCTTGCCGTTGGCGCGCTGGCAGATGTAGCAGCGGCCACCCTGGAACTCGTATATCTTCCAGTACTCTTCGGGGGTGATGCCGTAGGTAGCGAGGATCCTGGTTCCCCAAGCGCCCGAACTCCTTTCGCGCCTCTTGGCGCGGTGGTGCGTGTAGCACCGGGGTCCGGGGTACTTGGCGTCACGCTTGGTGGTGATCCCCTCGGCGAGACAGTCGACACAGAAGCGGGGCTTCCTAGCCTTCGCCATCGTCGTTGTCCATCAGCATGCAGAACCACGAGAGCAGCCCTGCCAGGGAGATGTAGAAGGCCACGAGCATCTGTCCGCTCACTTCACAGCTCCCCTCAGCCACCATCGCGACAGCTTCTTCTTGGCCACGTCAGCGACCGTCAGGTCGCCTGGCCCGGTCTCCCCCAGATCGACCTCCGCAGAGGCGATCTCGAAGCCGAGCACCTTCAACGAGATCTTCATGCGCGGTCTCCGAAGTTGATCACGGGGATTCCGGCCTTCTCGGCCGCACTCATACAGTGACGGGTGCCCACGGAGTTGCCGAGCGGGAACGCCAGGCAGACATCAGCGCCCGCCTTGACCATCTCGATGTTGCGGAGGATGCCGGCACGCTTGCCGTACCGGTCCCAGTCCGCACGGTGCAGCTCCGGGTTGACGTTCCACCCGCTCTGCTTCATCCCCCAGGCCCAGCGGTCTGCGATGTCGTCAGCGCCGCGAGCGCCGCCGTGGACGACGATCAAGCCGCCAGGGTATCGATCCCACTCGGCCTTCAGCGCGTCCCAGATCGTGGTGCGAGCCTGCCACACTCGCGAGCCGGTGATCAGCACTCGCCTCATCCGATTACCTCCCAATGGATTCCGTCACTGGACCTGACCAGCTCGGCGTCGTAGACGCCGTAGCGGATGGCCAGGATCGTGATCATCTGCGCCTGCTTCAGCCCGAACGGGCACTCATGCACCCCGCTGCGGGGGTAGCGGACGCCGAATTTCACGGATGCCAGCCGTAGAAACCTGTTGTGGCACCAAGGATTAGGCCGAGGTGGTACGCGGCCTCCCCGTACACGAGGAGAGTCAGGAACCTCATCGCATCCACCGCTTCGCGATGCGGTCGACGTTCTCGGCCGAGACGTTCCTGGCGAGGCCGGCCACCAGCTCCGTGCCCTTCCGCTTGGTCTCGAGCACCCGAGGCTTCTTCGGGTCCGGGCTCGTCGGGTCGATGGTCTTGTGCGTCCAGGTCGTCGGACGCGTCTTGATCAGGTCACCGAGCACCTGCTGGTGGATGGTGTTGGCCTTGCGGGGCATGGCGAGTGGAGTGGTCATCTGATTCCTTTCGGTGGATGTCAAGTCGGTGCGCGTTGTTGATCACCCCCAGGCATGCGCGCCCCGCCTGGGGAGAGCCTGTCAGCGGATGTCCACGTCCGGGACCACGACCGACGGCTTGAAGGTCACTCGGTAGAAGTCGTCGGAGACGTTGGCTCCGTCGATCTGCTCCACGAAGTACGAGACGTTGTCGGACAGGCCGAGGAAGTGCTTCTTGAACTGCCCGTTCTGCTTGCACGTCACGTCGAGCTTCTTCGACGCGGTGTCCGCGACGATGGCACACCGGCCCTGGATCTCCAGGAGGTACTTGTCGGTGATGCCGTTGAAGAACACGATCCGGCGGGGTATCTCGAAGTTGTCCGCAGCCTTCGACAGGTTCTCCGAAGCCACGTCGGCGTCGTTGATGCCGCACGCGGACATGCCCAGCGCGAGAGCGGCAGCGGCGATGGTGGTGGCGATGATCTTCTTCATGTTTCCCTTTTCGGTGGACGTCAAGTTAGTGACCGAAGTCGTTGATCTGCATGGTGTCTCCGACGAACTCCAAGGAAGCGAAGTCTTGGCCTGAGGCATCCGACTTGCCCCCTCGGTTCTTCACCGTGGAGACGTTGAGCGAGTCCGGGCCGAAGCCGTCTGACACGCGGTGGAGCGTGAGGACCATCTCAGGCACACGCCCGATCTGACCTTTTATGCCCGACAACGGGATTGGCTTGTCGCCATCGTTGAACGGACCAGTGACGTGGTGCAGCCCGACCACGCATGCGCCGGTCTCCCGGCCCATCTCGTGGAGGTAGTCCATCAGCGACTCCAGGCCGCTGAACGGATCGTCGCCATCGCTTGAGTCCGTGCGGACGTTGGTGATGTTGTCGACCACGATCAGGTGCGGGAAGTCCTCGTAGAGCGCGTCGTACGCCTGCAGCGACTCCTCGATCACGTCGAGCGAGGGAGAAGCCTTGTAGTTGAACCGGATCGGGATCGGATCCAGGTCACCTGCAACCTCAGCGAGGTCTTCGTTGCGTACCGCCCGAGCTGACCGCTCCAGCGACCAACCGGTGGTGATGGACACCGACCGGGTGAGCTGAGTGAACGCGTCAGAGTCCGCCGAGAAGTACAGCGTCGGCACCCGAGACTTCAGCGCGTACGCCAGGACGAACGCTGACTTGCCGGTGCCTGGGCCGGCACAGACCAGGCAGAGCTGACCTCGCCGAAGGTGGGTTCCCTTCTGGATCAGCGCATCCCACACATCCGGGAGAGGGTCACCGGCCGAACCTCTGATGTAGAGCGACTGGTTAAGCGTGAACAAACGGGTTCACCTCTCGCACAACGCCGATGCGCGTGATCGGCGAGATCTGGAACTCCTGCTTGGATCCTTCGGAGTTGCGACCGGTCAACCACACCGTGGTGCCTTCGCCGTCGTGGTGGACCTCGCGGAGGTCTCCGGTGATGACAGCTCGAACGTCGGAGAGCGGGAACTTCCAGTAGAACTGGACTCGTTCGCCGATGTGCTTGTGGGTCAACTCCTGTGCGCTGACCTTCTCAACCTTCAATTGCTTCATGGTGTCCTCTCAGAACGGCGGGCCGTAGGTCTGGATGATGAACTCTTCGAGCTTGTCCGTGGCGTCGAGGATGTCGTCGCCGTCCGGGGTCAGCGGCAGTCCCAGCAGGATCGCCAGGATCTTGTCGCGGATCACTTCGGGGCCGCGATCAGCGCGTCGTGGATCGGCAGGTTGCGATGGTGCGCTTCGGTCTCCTGGTCCATCGCTCGCTGGATCTGGGACATCAGCCGAGTTCCCTTGAGCTTCAACAGCTTCATCAGCTCTGGGCCGGGGATCCCGGTGCGCTTGATCCGAAGCACCGCAGCGGTTTCGTGCGGCGCGTATGGGGACTTCAGCATCGGGTGGTTGGGATCCCACGGGCCGGGGTTCTCCGGGGTACCCTTCCAGGTGGATGTCAAGTCTGTCACAGGTCGAACTCCTCTTGGTATTGAGGGATGAAGTACGAGGCCGGCGTGGGCCGGCCGGCCGACACTTCCGCGTCGAACCGGTCCAGCAGGTCGCGCAGGTATGCGTGATGCCACGGCGGTGCCTCTTCGATCAACTGGGTGATCTTCCGTCGCTGCTTCGCGACGTTCATAGTCGGCTCGATGCCTCTCACCGCACGACGACCTCCCTGCCGGGGTACTGCGCCCGGTTGGCCGCTGCGAACCGCTCTGCGGCCTCAGGAGTAGGGAAAGGGAACCGTGACGGCTGGGAGAGCTGGTGCCACGGCGGCATGTCTGCCACCGGGCCCATCTCCACGTAGGTGTAGCTCTCACCCGTTCCGAGGTCGAGCGTCTTGCGGTATTCCTTCATGCTTGCCTCTGTAGGAAGGTGACACTTGGTGGATGTCAAGGCCGGGTCAGCCGTTGTAGCCTCGCCACACGCCTTGCTGCTCCAGCTTGATCGCTGCACGCTCCAGGCCCTTGTTGGTGATACGACCCTGCGTTGTGCCAGCGCCAGAGCCGGGATGGACGTAGATCCGGTTCTTCATGTACCCGGACGAGACCGCATACGCCTTGGCACCCGTGCCGTCCTTGTCGATCCAATTCCACTCGCGGAGAATGTCGTTGAACGTCAACGGCGGAACGCCGAGCTTGCGAGCTGCATCCCGCAGCGAGCACAAGCCTTCCTCCCCGAAGAACTCCTCGGCAGCGTGGACCATCGGCTTGTCCTCCTCGACCTTGGCTTCGAGCACAGCCTTCTCAGCCTCGGCCACGACGAGCTTGGCCTGGGCCTCCTCGGCGATTGCCACCGCCTTCTTGATCGCCTCCAGCGCGGTAGAGGAATCCATCAAGTCCAGCGCGGCCTTGGATCCTGGAGCGATATACGCGCCCCCGGTCTTGCGGATCGTCGGCAGGACGACCGCCGTGACCCAGTCCTGGAACGGGGCAGCCGCCGGGACGTTCGACCGCATGATGAGCCGGTACAGACCGGCCTCGTTGATGACAAGCATGTCCCGGTGAGGGACAACCTGACCAGGCGTAGCGATTCGCTCCGTCTGTACCTGACCAGGCAAAACGTGGTCGTTGACCGCGCCGCGGCCGTTCTTGAACCCGAGGATGTCCGTCACGTCCTTTGCTACGAACCACGGCTCTCCGTCGAGCTGCACGACTCGTACCGGGGCGTCGATGACGAGACCGCCGTCCTCGGTGGACGGGACGTTCTGGAACTGGAAGATCTCAATTTCGGTCGTTGTGGTCATTTCGTACCTTTCGTTGGTGGATGTCAAGTACTGCTACTGAAAAACGGGGCAGGAATAGTTCACGTCGCAGAACCCGCACTTGTCTGGTTCGGGTAAAGGCTCGAAGTCGCCGGCTTGGATGCCGGCCTCGACCTCATGGAACCTCGCTGTGATCTTCTCCCGCGTCCACTCGGTGAGGTCGTAGGGGTCGGTGATGACCGCCTTCTTCCCCTTCTTCCCGGCCATGTAGTAATCGCCGGTCTTCGGTGGATCGATGCCAAACAGCATCGAGATCGCGAGCGCGTAGACGCCGAGCTGGAAGTCGTCGCCAGGCTTGTTGCCTGTCTTGTAGTCCCGGACGCGAAGCTCTCCGTCGACCACGACTACCGCGTCGATGAATCCTCGGACTTTGATGCCGTCGAGCTCGATGCTGAACGACAACTCGATGGCTGGCTTGCTCGGCTGGCAATCGCAATCCTCGACGTGGTGCTCTTGGACTGCTTCATCGTCACCGGTGATGCAACGACGGTCCCGGACCTCTGGAGTCATCCAGATCTGCTGGCCCTTGTCCTGTCGCCACGCGATGAACTTCGCGACCTGCTCCAGCCCGACCTCGTAGCGGCGCTCGATGTCTCGCTCGCCGTTGTAGGGTCCAGACCAGAACCACCACTCGAAGTTCGGAGTCTCTTCGCAGAGCGCACCGATGTCCTTGGAGTACTCCTCCTTGAAGATCTCTTGAGCCCGTTCGAGGCTCATCTCGCGGCCCTCGGCCAGGGCCTTCTCGTACACCTCTGCGACGGTGTGGAACGCGGTGCCCTGGGGCAGCCACGCGGCCGGCCGAGCCCACACCTTGTCGATGCGAGCGAGCTTGTACGCCATCGGGCAGCGGGTGTACTGGTTGAGCTGGCTCACAGAGCGCAGAGGCAATTTGATCTTGGTGCCTGTCAAGCGACCTCCATGGTTTGAGAGAGTGCGCCGTGAACGGCTTCGTCAATCACGTCGATGACTTCGCGAAGATCGTACGGGCCCTTGGGAAATTCGGCAGCGTCGGTCATCCTTGCGTAGAAGTACTCGGCTCCCTTGTCGCCGTGGATCATGTTGTCGTCGTGGCGAGTTCCTTGACTGATCACTTCGAACCGGTTCGCGGCGAGAATCAGATCTGCCACCGGCTTGTACATGCGCTTGTGCGGGGTGACGAGCGGGCTGCGGTAGACGAGCAGGAGAGTCACGGGATCTTCATCCAATTCGTCGCGCCACCAGGCGTCGCATCGTTGAGCCATCAACCAGCCTTGTCGGTCCACGATGGTCACAGGTGGAGTATGAACTACCTCTGGGAAGCAGCTGGCAATTCTTTTGAGCGGCACTATGTTCGGTCCTTTGCTTTTACGCCCCTCCCCCTCGGAGGGGCGCACCGTTCGATCTAAGTGAGGATCTCCTCGATGTCTGGTGGCCAGCACCAGAGCATCTCCCCCTCGTCGGTCAAGTTGGTGTACTCGTTGACCCGTATCAGGAGATCGTCGTCCGCTTCGGTGCGAGTGACGTACCTGAAGCCTCCATGTGGAGCCACGCCGGGGGTTGGCGGGATGTTCGGGTCGAACTCGAGTACCCAGTCGTTGTCGCGGAGCATCTTCCACCACGACTTGAGGCGCTTCTCTTTGTCCTCGGACATAGTGCGGAAGCTGCCTACTCGCATGTACTCGCCGTGGTCGCGAAGTCTCTGGTAGCCCTTCGCCTTGTCGTGACCTTTGCCGGTCTTCCACGGCCATGCCTGCTGCACGATCTGACGAGTGGTCAAGCGGCCTCCGTAAGTCTTCTTCTGCCACGAGACAGCTTGTCTGGTCACGCCGTGCATGTCAGCGATTTCGCTCTGGTTGTACCCCTTCCTACGCAGATCCTCTATGACGCTCGGGATCAAAGGTTGCCGACTCGACGCCTGTTGTCGTGCCGGATTCTGCATTTTGCCGCTCATGCTTCCCTCCATGAGAAAGGTTCGATTATGTTCCTCCGGTCAGGAGGAATTGTAGGTGACTGTCAAGTCTATCTCTCTTTGTGTGTGCCTCGTAATTCCATATTCATTTATGGCCCCACACCCACGCCCTCCACACCGGGTTGTGTGGTCGGCTAACACGTTCAGTTCGCTGCGTGAGATTCGTGCGTGTACTACCGCCGACAGCTAAGTGATCCCAGACACCTAGGCCGGCCTCCTGCCTCCTTCGTCATCTTGACTCTTGGCTTTCTCAAGTAGCTCTCAGAGTCTCGCACACTGGAACGGTTCAACTGTCCCAGTTTTGGGACGGAAATCCCCAGGTCGGGCAATTCTGGCTAAGCCGACCGAGGCATGAGAAACGTCACTTGACGTCTCTCTTCCGCCTCAAGCCTTGCTCGTGGCAAGCATCACCTCATGAACTGTGTGTTAACTCACAGTGGACGCTGCCCCTTCCTGGTTGTTCGGCACCAACAAAACCTCGCCGGCCGACTGGTCATATTCGTACTTGACACCCGCCACGCGCTGTGCCAACTGGGACGCCGCCTCGATGAAGTCGTAGCGGAGCGACTCGTCGTCCTCGTCGTCGCCCTCGAAGTCCATCCACTTCCGCTCCAGCCTCAAGACTTCGAGAGCTTCCTCTTCGAGCGTCATCACTCACCTCCCAGCTCTGCGGCGTAGTGCCAGCGGCCTTGGTCGTACAGCTCGGAGAAGTCGAGCTTCGCTGCGTCACACAGGTGCAGCAAGTCTCCGAGCATGTCGGAGATCGCCTGCTCCACGTCTTCGGAGCCAACGGTTTTCGCGTAGGTGTGAAGCGCGGCAGCCGACCACCGCGCCCGGTTGTTGTTGCACGCGGTCGGATCCAGCACGTTGATGTTGCTGCGATCTGACTCGGCGGCGTATCGCTCGATGTCTTCGAGCGTCTTGATCGGGAGGTTGGCGGGGTACTCGGGCATGGTTACTTGATCCCTTCTGGGTGGAGTCCGACGACGAATGCTGCCCACGGGTGCTTGGCGTTCCATCGATCAGCGACCTTGTGAGCTGCCTCAGCGCCTTCCTCACCGATGTAGATGCCTTCGGTGTGGGCGGATCCGGTGTGCTTGCTGACGATGATCACCGCGTACCGGTCCATGTCACTCCTTGTCGTAGAGCTGGTTGTGGATGGCGTCGGCCAAGGCTGCGCCCAGGTCTGCGAGGCTCTCGTTGTAGTCGGCGATGGCTTCGTCGTAGTCGGCGTACCCGCACGAGGGCTCATCCTCGTCGCCGCCGACGCTTTCGATGTACCGCTCCTTCTTGTGTTGCTCCTCGAGGAAGTTGTTGAGTGCTTCCTTGACCTCGTCCATCGAACCTCCTACTGGGACTTGACCTTTACGGTGTGGCCAGTCATGACTTCGTGCTGGCGTATCGACAACCCGAACAGCCGACGCTTCTCTGACTTGAACTCGGTCGGGCAGCCCGAGCACTTCCCCTTGAACCGCATCAGCCGGCCAGAGCGTGGTTCATGGCTGCGTTGCGGCCGTCACGCTGACCGTGGGCGTATCCGCTCTGGTCGTACCGGGTCCGAGGCTTCACCGTGCGGACTCGGGGGAACGCCTCCTTGAGCGCCAGGGCGGCGCGCTCCTTGTCTCCCCGGAAGAGGACCAAGGCACCTCCGGTGTCGGACTCGAGCGCCTTGTTCTCCTCGGTGCGAACCCGATCCGAGACGGTCTGAGCGAACCCGGCGATCCATGCGCGGCGGTAGCTCTTCGTCTGTCCCGCAGTCGACTTGGGCTTGTCGAGGTAGTAGTCCCACTGCTGGATGTATCGCTCGGGCCGTACCTTCTCGACCAGGCGCAGCATCTGCGGGCGCAGGATGTCCCACAGCATCTGGACGCGCTCGGTGTGCCGCTCCATACCGAAGACGCTGATCCGCTGGGAGGTCGTGCCCGCGACGGTCACGTAGACCGTCTTGCAGTGCAACGCTCGGGCGATTCCGTTCAGTAGCAAGGCTTGCTGTGCGACGTACTTGCCCTTGACCAAGATGTCGACCCGGATCGCGTTGGGGATCTCGTTGGTGTCGAGTCCTGCCTTGGTGGCCTGGACATCCGCCATGTCGATGGCGTACTTGGCCATCAGCTCGAAGGCTTTCGCCTGGAAGATGGCTTCCTCGGGCGTCCCGGCCACGTCCTCGGCCTGGCGCAGCAGCTTGGCGACTTTGTCCTGCATCTTGGTCTTGGCGCTCATGGTCTAGTGCTCCTTCTTCCAGTTGTTCCGGTTGCCCTTGCCTGGGCGCTTCATCTCTCGGATTCGGTTGCGGTGCTTGCGTGCTGCGGCGGCTTGGGCGGCGCGCTTCTCGGCGTGCTCGCGGCCGGGGTTGGTGCTCACCGCTTGACGCGGTACGAGATCTCACCGACCGACAGCCAGTGGTCTCCCGTGTCCGGGTCGATCCAGACACCCACCTGTCCGGGCTGGTCGGAGCAATCCTCGAGATCGCAGACCGGGTAGTCGACGGCGTCGACCGTCATCGTGGTGTGAGGTGCGGCCACAGCTTCGGTGTCGGCCAGGGCCAAGACTCCGATGGTGGTGGCGAACGTGATGACGACGGTGAGCAGGTGCTTCTTCACTCTTCTTCCCTCCAAAGGTGGTCTGCTAGAAGTCTTTTGGCGATCTCAGTGGGGTCGTCGCAGGTCACCCATCGCCCTCCAAGATCTTGAGGTTGGCCAGCAGTGCCTTGGCCACAGCTCCGATGTGCCCGCCGCCCTTGCCTCCCCGGCGGGAGTACTCGCGGTTCGCGGCCTGCATGAAGTCGAACCTCGGTGAGCCGTCCTCGTGGACCCACGACGCCTTCTCAGCGGGGTGGGCTCGGTTCATCTCCACCGACATGGTCACGATGATGTGATCCATCTGGAGCCGAGCCTCGGTCTCGGAGTAGTGGGCAGCTTGGATGATTGCGCTTCTGCCGGTCATGTGATCCCTTCCGTTCGATGCGATGTCTGTCACCAGCCGAAGAACTGCTCGGACACTGGAATTGGCTTGCTCCACCCGGCCAAGATCGCCGCGTTGGCTCGGTGATGCCCGTCGTAGAGGGTCGTGCCTCGCACGGTCAGCGGGTCGAACGGCCACTCGTCCGAACGCTTGAGGATGTCGGCGACCTGGCCGACCTTCTCCCAGAACTTGCCTTTGACCGCAGGGGTACCGGGCGAGATCGAGCGAGCGTTCTCCTTGTAGAACTCGTTCAGGTGCTTGCCGCTCTCGCCGACCGTGGAGGACACATGGCAGAGACCCGCCACGTCGTTCGAATCGAGGGCCGAAACCTCGTCCACAGTCAAGGTGTCGTAGTCGAGCAGAGCTGCGGTCATGGTGCGATGCCTTTCTAGGTGGATGTCAAGCGGCGCGGACGCCGGATTCGGAGAGGTAGACGCGGTCAGCTCCCAGGAATGGAGCCTGCGTGTTGGCGTGGACGAACGTGTCGTTCTCGTAGGGGTTGTACGCGATGCGCGAGCCGACGAAGTCTTGCGGCAGAAGCGAGATCAGCTCGCCCACGATGCCGGCATGGACCACCTTGCGGCGCTCGCGCCGTACCTTGTCGCGGCCGGCCGGCCGAACCACACCCTTGGCGTGAGCCAGCAGCACGTCACCGCTGCGGTGGATGACTCGACCCTTGAAGTCGCCCTCCAAGGCTTGCACTGAGTACCACGGCTTGCCCTCGCGGTGCGTGGCGTGCAGGTTCTTGTAGACGAACACTCGGATTGGCTTGGGGGTCACAGCTCGACATCTCCCTCGGTGAGGATCACGGTCTTGCACAGCTCGTGAGCCGACACGGTGTGGACATCCGAAGACTGGCCGTGCGCGGTGATGTAGTTCGAGGAGATCCGAACCTCGTGCCTCACGGGCAGATACTCGACCTCGGTGATCTCTCGGACGAAGTTCAGCGCCACCCAGTAGTCACCGGGCCGAAGCTCGACCGCTGCCTTGAGAGGGCCGTTGACGATGTTCACAGTGCCGAAACCTCCCAGGTACCAACGAACTTGCCGTTGCGCTTGATGTATCCCGACTCACCGGGCTCGTACCAATCGACCTCGAACCCGTAGCGGGCGGCGCAAGCCTCGAGGTGGTCGAGCAGGACGCGTCGACCGGACGCGGTAGCTTCGCCGGTCAGCGAGCTGTCGTTCTTGCGGACGATGAGCTTGAACACTCGGTGCCTACCCTTCTGCGATGTCTCGGGAGATGTCAGCGAATACCTTCTTGACCCAGTCGACGCCTTCGTCGTAGATGTCGAACAGCGCCTCGTAGAACCCATCCCGCAACGCTTCGTTGCCATCAGCGAGAGCCGCGATCAGGCGGTCGATGCGGTCGGCGTGGAACTGGTAGACCGAGTGGTTGTACGGCTCAGCGATGTTGGCTTGGTATCGCTTGGCGTGCTCAGCCACGATGTTCTCGAACAGCGCGTTGATCAGTTCCTCGGTCACAGCGATGACTCCTTGTATGTGATCGTGTAGACGGTGCCGTAGGACTCGGTGTCTTTCGGGTCGTACAGGACCAGTTCGAGCAACCGCTCGCGCTCGTCTGCCGTAGCTCGGATGTTCTCGTCCAAGCCGTAGTAGGCAACGTGGTTCAGCACGTCCCACAGCAGCGATCTCTCGTTGATGTGTGCCTCGCGAGACCAGCGACCACCGGGGCGATGCCCGTCAACGTCGATGCCTGCCGTGACCTCGGTGATGTCTTCAATCTGGTCATCGAAGAACGTCAGGTTGGTGACGAAGTGCAGTGCGTCCTGTCCTACGTGTTCCGTCACAGCAGCATCCCTTCGTTGGTGAGGGCCTCGCGGACAGCCCACCGAGGCTCCATTCCTGCGTCGAACCAGTCGTGCCATGTCTGGTCTGCGATGTCGTCGTGGACCAGGCCGACCTTGGCGACCAGGATCGCGTCGACCCTCCGCATCCACTGCTTGAATGTCATGCCTTGCCTCTCAGATCGTTTCGAGCGGGATGAATCGCTTGGCGGTAGCGCCGTGGGCGATGATGGTGATGTCTTGCTTGCGGCCGTTGTCGGTACCTCCGCAGGCCATGCAGGTGGCACAGACCGTCTTGTATCCGGCCTCGCGGCTAGCGGGGCACGTAACCTCGCCGTTCAGCCGTGCCTCGGAGGCAGTGCGGACGCGGAAGGTCCGGTATCCCTTGTGCCGAGCCTGTCGACGCTCAGCGACGGAATCTGCTGAGGCCATGCAGATCTGGGCGAACCGCGGATCCGCCGTGCGCCATTGGTGCGTGTAGCCGGTCACACCTTCAGCCACGCTGGCGATGCGCTCCCACACCTCGAAGGGCACAGCCGCCGGATCACCGTAAGCACCGAACCGCACGCGCTGTCCTGCGAAGGCTTCGAGCCGGAAGCTCGCGGAGCCGCTGCGCTGGTGAGCCGCCCAGGTCGAACGCGGACCCTGTCCGACGTTGACGTAGCACGCGCCAGAGCCGCCCGATGCCTTCGACTTGTGAGGGCACACACCGCAGATCGATTCGTCCAGGCCCTCGCGGATCACGTCCAGCGGTGCCTTGTAAGCCCGCAGGATGTAGACCTGGACCATGTCACCGGTCTTGACGTTCGCCGAAGACTTGGCACGGTTGCCGTGCTTCGAAGGCTTGGGCACGCCGGTAGCGAGCACGATGATGTCGGAGCCGTCCAGCTCGCTCTTGCCTTCCCAGATGAGCATGCGCTCGGTGGCCATGGCTACCCCTTCGGTGGATGTCAAGTTGATGGATACAAAGCGCCCCGAGAGGGTGTCGATCCCCCACACCGCGAGCCGTCGCGGGGCCGTCGTGCCTAGTTGGTTACAGTGCCTCCTCGGCTTTGCCCAGAATCCGGGCGTAGTCTTCGATGTCGCCCTCGCCTTGGATGCACTCCACGACTCGGTGTCGCAGGGCACGGGCGTACTCGGCGTTGCCTTGGTCGTCGTGCAGGTTCGCTACGGTGTGCAGCTCCTGGGCGATCTCGACCCGGTTCTCGTCGGTGTCTTGCATCACTCGGCCCCTTCGATCAGTCGGCTCTCGTGGACATAGACCACGGTGTTGCCTACGTTCACCGCGTAGTTCAGGCCGTCGGCACCTCGAATGGCATGGCGCACAGTGCCTGTCGATGGCCCGCGCTCACCCCACTCCGGGCGTGGTGTCCACGACACCTTGCGGCCGATCACTTGCGTCCCTCCAGCGAGTAGCTGTTGCCTCGACGGACAACCCAGCCGATGCCGGTGATGTAGACCCGTTGCTTGTCGTTCATGGCTAGATCCCTTCGGTGGATGTCAAGTTAGCGGGCAGCGAGACGCGCGGCGCGCTCACGCATCGCTTTGTGGTAGGCGTTGGGCCCGGTGGGCGACACGACTCGCACGTTGCGAGCGGCCGGAGTCTTGCGGATGACAGTCCCCACCTTGATCGCTTCGATCCGGCTCTCGACCAGACCCTTGGGCAGGTGGTCACCCCTCAGGTCGGGCACCTTGGTGTCGAAGTCAGTCCACCCCTTGAGGCCCTTCTCAGCCTCGAGGTCGACCAGTCGCGGAGCCGACAGCTCGGGTGCGACGAAAGGTGTCTTGACGCTCTCGCGGGCAGTGACCCGCACCTCGCGGTGTTCGTGCATAGCTATCCCCTTGTCTTGGGTGGATGTCAAGCCTGAGGCCAAAGCTCAGGTGTAGTGGGCGGACAGGGTTCGAACCTGCAGCATCTAACGCCAAACCTGAGGTTTGTCGATTAGGTCGCTCCACCAACGCTCAGCGTTGGCTAGCTTGCCGCCCCAACCCTCAGATCATGGGAGCCTTAAGGCAGGTTGTCCTACTGAGGATGGTTTGAATCATGGACTGCTTGCACCTGGAGGGATCGTCCTTTGACCAGCATGCGTCCGTGGGGTATCTCACGAGTTCCCCGAAGTCGAATTCGACTCCGCTGACAATATTTAGTTCTCAAATATCAGGGGCGAGGTAATC